ATTCGATTGCATGAATTTTCAATGAGAATTCACGCAAATAGGCCATCAAATCGGTCCTAATTCGGACTCGAGGGTTCGGATTCTTGGTCCAATTTTCTCGCTCGCCTCGTTACGCGAGTCGGACTGCAGTCAATGGTGCATAGAATGATCGTTGCCGGCATTACCGCGCTGCTCAATGCGTTAGCTGCGGATTGGCGCCGCGCCGCTGCACCGTCGGCAAGGCGCGCTGATAGGGCGCTCTGTGACATCTGCTCTTCAATCGAATGGAATGACGCTTTGGCACGGTCCACCTATACCGTAAGTCATCCGAATTATTCGCATTCACTGCATTGATATCATTGGGTTATTACGGCCTATTACGCTATTCGGTAAGGAATACCTTACGGTATAGGCGTGTCGGTCGATTAGATCACGCTTCTATGTGTGCGGTATCTCGCGCCATATCTAACGTATCTCATTGATATCGTTGTATATCTCACCTTCCGTTCAGCATTCGTTCCTGTCTAATAGAGCGTGAACCCAAATTCACTTCTACGCGCGGGGGTATGGTCCACCTCTCGGGCCACAGAAAAATTCCAAAAAAAATTCCAAAAAATTTCAAAAACAGAACAGGCGAAACCATGTGCCGCTGCGGACTAGATGAGACCACGCCGTTCTGCGGCGAGGACGGATGCGACTGGCCGGAAGACACCGACGATTCCAACCTGGCGATCACGGAGTTCCTGACTGGCGCGCGGATCCTGGCCCAGCTCGGGCTGATGAGCTTCCGCCAGTACCTGGATCTCTGTGTCGAATTCGATCCTGCCAATCCGGACGAGGAAGAGTTCTACGACGACGAAGACGCGGAGTAGGTAGGCATGCCGATGGACCACCCCCCAACTTCGATGAACTGGGATCTCAATCCGAACCCGCCGCTCTACACGCTGCCGGGGACTCCGATGCTGCCGGCTCTACCTCCGCCTCCGCTTCCGGCTCCAACCTTCAACTACGGATGCATATGCCCGCCCACTGCCGAGCAGACGTGCCGCGGCGATCGCTGTCCCCGGCAGCCGGCCATGCTACCGGCCACCGCATGACCGATCCAAAGAAATTACTTACTGACTCCCAGATCGGAAATCTTCTCGGCGAGACATCTCCTCCTGCCAAGGTCAGGACCATCCTTCAGAAGCTGCACGATCTGCTCGAGCAGGCGACCACCGAGAAGAGTCACTACTACGTCGCCTCTGTCTGTCGGGATGCCATCAACGAGATCACGCGACTCCAGCTCCTCGTTGACAAGAATTCGGAATACGCCTGGCGCTATGAGGATCTCCGCAAATGACCCGCAACTTTGGCTTGAATAAGAAACCGTCCGATCTCGCGTGGGTCTGGCAGAGCATGGTCGTCGTCGGGTGTGCCATCGTCTTCGTCGGCATCATGGCTCTCTACGAGATCTCGACGATCCACTTCTATCCGTAACAGACAGACAGACAGGTCGACCATGATGGAATATCCGGAATATCGCGGACTATCCTACGAACGGGCTTCACGCGAGGCCAGTGCAGTCATCGAACGGTACGGTTGGTATCAGGGATTTAAGCGACTGACCATTCTGCATCAGATCATGGCTACGCACCTATGGGGCGGTCCCGAAGGTCATTCGAAGGATTGTCTGGCTCCAGCTCCACTGCTGTCTGTTCGCTGATGTATCCGATGAACATGCCCAGGGTGCCACAGACAGCCCCACTGACGCGCAAACAATTCCGAGCCATCCAAGCCGCGATGAAGCGAGCCTACGCTCCAGGCAGGGCGGAGCGCATCCAGGCGGCCATCGAGAAACGTTCTCGGAAGAACGCCAAACGTTTATCCAACCAACCCCTCACAGGAGAATCAAAATGACCGATCCTAAAGACCCCTCGACCTTCGGCGGCGACACCGACCCGAGCGAAATGAATCCCGTCGAGCCGACCCAGGCTGAGCTTGACGCCGACATGGCTGCCAATCCGGATACGTCCGCCCAGGTAAGCGACACCGACACCGGTGGTGGCGGTTAGTACAAAATATTGCGGGGTGGAGCAGCCCGGTAGCTCGTCTGGCTCATAACCAGAAGGTCGTCGGTTCAAATCCGACCCGCCGCAACCAACTAAACTGATCCAGCGCGGAACGTAGGATGAAGGCAGACCATCTCTGGATGGAACAATCTGTTGGACTACACGGGGACCGGCGGCAACGCTTCTCACCGAACGATAGCTGATAGTCGCGACTATCAGAAAGCTCACCGTGTGTGGGTCGCTGGCAGTTCTCTTCTACCATCCACATTGAAGATGTCGCTGGACGAATAGTTACCCAGGAATCTTCAACCCATTCGACGCAGAGCCTAGCCCGGCCCAAAGACCCGGCCCCGAATTGCAGCGGGATAACCCCTTCGTGAAGTTGGGGCCAAAGGCTTGCGTCCTTTCCGTTCCTTCGCGTGAGTTATAGGCCAAGTGTCTATCACTCACTGCGAGGTTGATTTTAAGGACCAACTCAGTGGCTACAGGAAAAGTTAAATTCTTCTCGGACGCAAAGGGCTTCGGCTTCATCGCTCCGGATGATGGCGGCGACGAAGTGTTCGTCCATAGGACCGCACTGGTTCGGTCCCTCAACGTTCTGCTCCCCGACCAGGCCGTCCGGTACGAACTCGTATCTGCCGAGAAGGGCAACGGCTTCAAAGCTGCAGACGTATCCTTGGTGGCCTGATGGTCGCCAAACTAACCACCGCGGAGAAGAACCGTCGGAGACGCTCGGTCGCCAAGGTCGGCCCGAAGAAAGTCGGTCGGCCCAAAAAAGAAGTGAAGCTTCCATCCCTCGAGCGCATGGCGATGATGCAATGCACGAACCAGGAGATGGCCGCAATCCTGGGCATGTCGGCGCGCACCTTCGGTCTGAAGATCAAGGAAGATCCGGTCTTCGCCGAAACGATCGAGCGTGGCCGAGAGATCGGCAAGGTCAACCTTCGGATGCTGCAGCAGCGGCACGCGGAAGGTGAGGGCGGCCCCGCTGTCAATATGACAATGCACCTGTCGAAGCACGTCCTCGGTCAATTCGACAAGCCGGTCGACACTCATTCAACCGTGGACGTGAAAATTGAACTCATCAGTGCAGGCGAACGAATCTCCGCCAAGTTCGACGAAATCGAACGACGACTCGCTGGGCCCGTTGCTGGGGAAGAAGGACTCCCCGTCATCGACGGGACCTTCTCCGTCGTCGACCCCGGCGCCGCCTTCGCTGAAATCAAAGCTGACAGCCAACTCGTCGAAGGGCGAGATAATGGCGACCTGGCCGAAGGAAGTCCGGGAGGACTACCTAGCTAAGCTGTCGGACGAAGAACGTCTCGACTTTGCCTACGCCTGGGAAATGTGGGGTCGGCAGAATCAGTTCGCCCCAAAGACGCTGCCTAATGGCATGGACTGGAATACGTGGTTAGTTCTCGCCGGCCGCGGTTTCGGTAAGACGCGCACCGGCGCTGAGTGGGTGAGATCCCTAGCATGCGGCTCGACGCCACTGTCTGGTGGAAAGCATTCGCACATCGCGATCATCGCCGAAACCGCCAAAGACGCGCGCGACGTTATGATCGGCGACGGGAAGTTGTCGACCGAAGGTTCGGGCCTATTGCAGGTCCACCCCAAAGATTTCATGCCGTTATACGAGCCTTCCAAGCGAAGGCTCACCTGGCCGAATGGATGTGTTGCCTCGATCTACAACGGCTCAGAGCCGGACCAGCTCCGCGGTCCTCAACATTCCGCGGCATGGTGCGATGAGCTGGCGAAATGGCAGTACGCGCAGGATAGCTGGGATCAATTGCAGTTTGGTCTTCGTCTCGGATCCAATCCACAGGTGTTGGTGTCAACGACGCCGAGACCTATTGGTTTGTTGAAAGACATCATCAAGGATCCGTTCACGGTCATCACGCGTGGATCCACTTTGGAGAACGCAAACAATCTCGCGAAGCAATTCATCGAGACCATCAAACGCAAATACGAAGGCACTCGTCTCGGTAAGCAAGAGATTTACGCCGAGATGCTCGACGACGTCCCCGGAGCCATGTGGACACGAGAGAAGCTGGATGAATTGCGTATCCACGCTAATCAAGTGCCTCCACTCCGGAGGATCGTAATCGCGATCGATCCCGCTATGACGTCCGGCGAAGACGCCGACGAAACCGGAATCATCGCGGCCGGTCTCGGATATGATGGACACGGATACGTCCTCCAGGACACGTCCGGAGTTCTTCAGCCGAACGAATGGGCCACCCTAGCATGCCGGATGTACGCAGCTCTGGGTGGTGACCGGATCATCGGCGAGACCAACAACGGCGGCGATATGATCGAGAACACGATCCGCGCCGTCAATTCTAACGTCGCATACAAAGGCGTTCACGCCTCGCGCGGCAAGGCCATTCGGGCCGAACCAATCAGCGCACTCTATGAACAGGGCCGCGTCCATCACGTTGGGGGGTTCTCTCAGCTCGAAGATCAGATGTGCGCCTTCACTCAGGATTTTGACCGCTCGACGGCAGGCTACTCGCCTGACCGATTGGACGCGATGGTCTGGGCGCTCACTGAGCTGATGCTCAGCGATTCCGCCTCAACATTCTTTTTCGCATGAGGCACCATGGCGCTGCTCGATATCTTCAAGGGCGGTCGCCCAGGGCGGCGTAAGCAGGAGCCGCACCGCGACACCATAGCGTTCCCGAATCTAATTCCACAGAACAACATCGGAAGCGCCAAGAAGCTTGCCTACAAACCGACGCCGCGGAATCTTCGGTGGTTCTCTCTCAATCCGTACGCGCGTCGCGCCATCAATTCGATCAAGAACCCGATCGCGATGCTGGAATGGGAGATCGTACCGTCGGATGGTCTGCATCCCAACAGTGAACTGCAGCGTCAGATCGAAGTCGCTTCATACTGCATCGATCATCCGAACGGTGATGATAGTGCGCGAACGCTATTCGAACAGGTAGCCGAAGACATTCTCCTCGGCGCCGGCGCAATCGAGATGCAGGACAGCGGAAACCCTCTGCGTCCGCTCTGGATGTGGCCGGTCGACGGCCTCACTATTCAAATCTATCCCGGTTGGTCCGGAGGGCTAAACGAAGCCCGTTACGTCCAAGTCGTCGGCTACGGATCCTTCACGGGGTCCAACTCAGAAATGATCCCGCTGCGCAACGACGAGCTGATGTACATCCGGCCGAACCCGTCGACCGCGACGCCGTTCGGTCATGGCCCGCTCGAGATCGCGTTCAATACGATTTCGAGGATCCTGGGCGTCGGCGAGTTCGCCGGCAACGTCGCCACCAACTCTCGACCGTCTATCCTGCTCGATCTCGGCGAGGGCGCTACGGCCGAAACGCTTGGGGCGTTCCGCAGCTACTGGCGCAACGAGGTCGAAGGCCAGGGTGTTATGCCGATCACAGGCATGGCCGGCGCCGAGAAGGCCCGCGGCCCGTCGGTGATGAAGCTGTTCCCCGAAGGCGACGACGGGCTCTATCTCCAGTACCAGGAATTCCTGATCCGCGAGCTGGCAACGGCTTTCGATATCAGTCCGCAGAACCTCGGCCTCGAGCGCGACGTCAATCGCAACACTTCCGAGACGTCCGAGGATCGCGATCGTCGGCAGGCTATTAAGCCCGTCGCGCATTTGATGGCTTCGCACATCACTCGCGAAGCTCTTCACGCCAAGCTCGGCTTCTCTCAGCTTGAGTTTCGCTTCAAGGGCATCGAGTCCGACGACGAGCTAAACCTCGCTGAAGTGTTCGGCATAGAATACGAGAACAACGCTATCACACCGAACCAGTACCGAGAGAAGCGCGGCCAGCCGCCGAGCACCAATCCATTCTCGGACATGCTCAAGGCCGATGTCGACATCGCAATACAGGCTGCGCGCGGCGCCGCACAGGTCGACGACAAGAATCTGTCTAGTGGCAGCAAGACCACTAAGACCAAACCCAAAACATCCAAGAAGGATTAAGCCACATGGCTATCAATAAGCGGGTCACTGCTGTTATCGACGGTTCCAGCACCCCGGACTTTACCGATCGAATGGTCTTCGGCCAGCAGCTCGCAGTTGCAAACCTGATTGGCGGCGGCGCCGGCCAGACGGTCTCGACTGTCGTGACCTTCGCCGAAGCGCTACCGCCCACGTTCCAAGTCATCGTGACGAACTATCAGGCGTGCATCGCCTGGATCTCCGCGAAGACGACCTTCGGCTTCACGGTCAACCTGGCGCCGCTGCTCGCCGCGACCACGCTGCCCGCCGGCACCTTCGACGTTCTCGTCGTCGCCGCGTAAGGAATCACAATATGACTGTAATGACGGACCTCAACGCGATCGTAACGACCGCGTCGTCCAAGACCGCGATGTCGGCACTGGCAATCGATGTCAACGCGCTGGTGTCTCTGGCAAAGCAGCACGTCGCCGAACTCAAGGTAGTTATGTCTCAGATCATCTCTGTGTACCCGTCGAGCGGTGGTGACTCAGCTAATCATGCTGCTCTCGTCTCCGTGCTTGCGGAGCTTGCATAATGGCCGATCAGACAGAAGAGGAATTGATGGCCGAGCTGGAAGCCGAAGAGCTTCGCAAGGAAGCTGACGCAGAGAACGTCAGTCGGGATGCTGAGAAGCTGGCGGTCCCAGAGTCCCTTGAGAACCCATTCGTCTACGAGGATGAGCCCGAGCGCAAAGCATGGGCAGGCGCACTTGTTGAACTCGATGGCTTCACTGACGAACGTCACGCGATCCATCAGCGCCTGGCTGAGATCAAGCCGTTCCTTAAAGTCGCGATCGATAAGTCAAACGGCGACACCAAGGAATTCCTGATCGGTCTTTCCTACCACCTCTAAGGGGCTTCGCCCACCATGAACGTAAAACTAGACAAGAAGGGCATCGCAGCCCTCGCAGACGATCAGTTCGCAGTTCCTGGCAAGCGCAAGCTTCGTATCAACGACGCTCACAATACCAAGCTCTCTTGGTACAACGTCGAGAACACGCAAGGGCTTTCAATCGACGAGAAGCGCGAAGCTCGTCACCTAATCATCGCTCGTGCTGTCGAACTAGATGTCGACACCAGCGACTGGCATAAGTTGAAAGCCATCAGCCTTGAGGCAATGGCGCTCAACATCTCCAATTCAGATCACCCGAACAAGATGCCGTTCTCTGGCATCCTGACGCGACTTGATCAGCCGTCCGACGGCGCCCCTGGTGGCGCGCACGGGCGTCGGATCATCGTCACTGCCGGAGCAGCGGAGAGGGCACTTTCCTCTCTGATGGGTATGGCGGTCAACTTCACTCCTTCGTTCGACGGTCACGATGCCCAGGAAAAGATTGGCATCATCACGTCAGCCAACATCGTTGGCAACGCGATCGCGATCGAGGGCTTCATCTACGCAGCCGATTTTCCAGAGACGGCGGCACTCATCAAAGATCTCAAGAAAGTCCTGGGCTTCAGCTTTGAAGCGCAACGTCTGACGATCGAAGACCCGAGCGCCGACATTCTCACGATCACCGATCTGTCTTTCACCGGCGCAGCGATTCTCCGCAAGGACAAGGCTGCCTACACAACCACATCGCTTGCGGCATCCGCCGAAGCAGGAGAAATAAAAATGACCCCCGAAGAACTGAAGGTAATCCTGGACGGCGCGCTCAAGCCTTTCGGCGATCGCCTCACCAAGATCGAAGCCGGTGCAGCCACTGTCGTTGCGCCCGCCGTGGTCGACGTCAAGGCTGCCGTCAAGGAAGCACTCGATCAGGCCGCTGAAGTGCAGCGCATCGCTGCCGCGCAGACCCTTGCGATCGAGACAGCCGTCAAGACTGCCGTCGAAGCCGCCACCAAGCCGCTCGTCGATCAGCTCGCCGCTGCGGAGACGAAGGCCAAGGATGCTGAAGCGAAGGCTATCGCCGCTGCCGCCGCTCCCGATCGCAAAACCGTCAGCCCGATGATCACCAGCTTGCTTGCCAGGGCGTCTATCACGCTGCCCGAGGGCGACGCGAAGCTCAAGGTCTCCGAACTCGACGTCTCACTCAAGGCGGCTGGTCTCAACATGGATCAACGCATGACGCTCAAGCAAGAGCTGTCGCGTTTGGGCGCTCTGTAAGAAGCGCGAAAAAGGAATAAGAACAATGTCTTTCATTCAGCCCGCCAAGTTCGTTGACCAGATCACTGCCGCCGCCGATTTCCTCGGCAACGGCGCCATCGAAATCAACAAGTACGAATCCGAGATCTACGACATCATTCGTCGGAACTCGATCTTCCTTCAGCGCGTCAGCCGCAAGCTTGCGACGGGTCATCCCCATCGTTACTTCGAGCAGACCGCGATTGCGACCGCAGCGTTCACCGATCCGCGCAACATCACCCCGACCGCAACTGGTCCGGCGCGTGTTGAGCGTTCGGCCTACGTTAAGGCGATCGTCAACCAGACGAACCTGTCGCTGTTCGACGTCGAAGTTACCCGTCAGCAGGGCCAGTTCGCTGCAGTCGAAGCCAAGGACATTCAGGACATCCTGAACTCCGTCATCGTGGCGTCGGCTTCCGGCGTTTGGACCGGCACCGATACGTCGCTGACGATCCCCACCACGACCCAGTACGTCTCGGCTCTGACCCAGATCACCACCACGGGTCAGGTCGTGAACGGCGCCTCCATCATCGACGGCATCAAGAGCCAGGTCGCCCAGATGGTTGCGAATACCACCTACGTAATCCGACCGACCGCGATCTACATCGATCCGATCCTCGGTGACTATCTCGATCGTGAAGCCAAGGCGTCGCAGATCACCTTCGACAAGGTCGAAGTGACTGCCGGCGTGATGGTTCGCGCGATCCAGACGCAGGCCGGCCCGATCCCCTTGGTTGTGGATCCGTTCCTGTCCGCGGCGATCTCTGCGGCGGGCGTCTCGGCGTATGGCTTCTCGGCGGTCCCGACCGCGCTGAAGGGCTACTACGCTGTCATCGTGACAGAGGCCGACATCGAGATGGCCGTCATCTCTGGCGGAGACGGCAATATGAGCCCGCGTCTGTTCCAGCTCGGTCTGCTGTCCGGGTTGCAGGGCCAGTACGTCGGCATCGTGTTCGACAACCTGATCGTGAAGGGCGCGACTTACGCGCACCGCCTGGTCCAGGTTCTGCGTCCGTAATAACTCGGGAAGAGTTGTCGCTTCGGGGACATTAGCCTCACAAGCCTCTTCCAGAGTCTAAACACACCCTCGGTGAGAAATCACCGGGGGTTTTTTATTACCCGTCTTTAAACAGGAGTTTCCATGCACGTCTACGCCACCGGCGCCAAAGCCGTGAAGCAAAAATCATTCATCATGAGCATCTGTCCGGCCAAGCACCTCGAGGGCCAGGGTGAGATGCCATCCGATTGGGTGGACGATAAGAACGCGCCCCTGGAATTCAACGTCGAGTTCGTCTTCGGCAAAGCGGATGTCCCCGACTCCATCGGGAAGTATCTCGTGAAACATCAGTTGGCGAAGAAGTCCCGGCTGATCTTGCCCGAGCTTCTGACCGCATAAGGAATCCACATGCCTCAGGTCTCATCCGAAATAAATGATCAATACTGGGAGCCGGTCGCCACAGGCCCGGTAGCGCAGTGCGATCTGAGTGTCTCGGCAACTACTCCGCCGCCCACGACGATCGCTGCTGCCGGTAGCTACGTGTCGAACGTTATCGCGAGTGACGGCTTCAAGGCACTCTCTTGTGCTGTTCTGTCATCGCAGGCCGGTGCAGTTTCGATCCAGCGTTACGTCGATAAGGTTGGTACGCTTCCCCAGGGCGCGCCCATCTCTTCCACGCTCGTCGCCGCCACCGCGAACGTTGTGAACTCAAACGATGGACTCCCGTTCCAGTCGTTCAAGGTCACCATCACCAACACCGGCGGGTCCACTGCAACCATCTCTGGATTTGCGCTTCTTCTGAACGCGGCGTGATATGGGATCGAATTATCTACAGGGTGTCAACGACGGCTTCGGCCTTCCTGCCACTCTGCCGGCCGGAGTCGCTCAACTCGCATCGACCCTAATCGATGCCGAGATCAAGCGACCGGAAGGTCTGATCTATACCAAGGACGGCAACGGCAATCCTTGCGCCATGGCATCCATGACGCCGAGCTTCACATACAAGCTTGGATCAGCCATCACACCTGGCACCAATGTCGTCGTGACAGTGACTCCGGCAAATATCAGAGCCGACAGCATCGGTGAAGTCCTTGTCCTCGACTTCGCTAACCCGGCCGCCGTAGAAGCTTGCGTCATCGTAGCTGTCAACGGAACCAATCAGATCACGCTCGGCAATGTTCAGTTCAGCCACGCCAGTGGCGCCCTGGCCGACGTCGGTCGTGTCATCAGCGAAGATCGCACCACGCCAAGTAAGCGTTCAATCGTTCGCGTGGCCAAGTTTCCGCTCGTAAGCGTCGTCTCGATGCTTGGCCGGTACTCCTACGGGCGCCGGTCTGATCAGGTCGGCGGTCTCTATCAGGACATGAACCTGTTGGCGTCGATCCAGTCCTTCGGCGGTCCGCCGCCGTGGATACCGATCGCGATCCCGCCGTCATCCTGGTCGGATGCGACCGGTGAGATCTGGGTGCCGGCTGGTGAACTGCTCTCCTATTACTCCGACGTTCGCATCAAGTACGTCGCAGGATATCCGACCGTACCTGATCCGGTGGCACGCGCAGCCGCACAGATAGCATCAGGTCTAATCCAGACATCAAATCTAAGCGGCGGTCTTCAGAGGATCACAGCCGGCGACACCACGATGATGCGGTTCGCGGCAACGACTCTCGACAACGACGTCAAGAAGTTGCTGGACCCGTTCCGCGCGCGGACCACATTCTAATCCAATCCCCAACATCAAGGAATTTCTCTCATGGGCGTCAAGGCAAACCTCACTGCTATCACCTTCACGACTGGCGGCAAGAACCAGGCTGAAATCGCTGCGTGCGATCTCCCTGGCATCATGCTCGAGGTCGAACTCGCGATTGCTGAGTGCATCACCAAGCTCACCTATCTTGTCAACGATGTGCTGACGCCGTCGGGCACCGAGTCTTCGAACATCACCACGGTCAACACCGCCATCTCCGCGCTGTCGTAAGGAATCGAAATGACCGGCCTCACGAACTATTCGGCAGACAATCTGCTGAACAACATCACGGGACAGATTGCGCAGCCGGTCACGCCGTCTGTGTTCATGGCGCTGTTCACGGCGGTCGGTACTGACGCCGGCACCGGCTTCACCGAAGTCTCGACGTCCGGTACCGCGTATGCTCGTACGCAGGTTGCCGGCTCCGTTGCGGCTACTGCGTCGTTCACGACCGGCTCGGCGAACGTCACCATGACGACCAACCCTGGCTGGGTTGTGCCTGGCATGACCGTCTACGATACGACCAACTCGCAGGCGATCGGCACTGTCTCGACGTACGTCGGAACCGCGCTGGTCCTCACGGCCAACGCTCTGCATGCGTCTTCCGGCTCGACCGACAGCTTGACGTTCTCGGCGTTCCCGAATGCCAGCGGCACTGCACCGTCGTCCACGACCAATGGCGCTGCTGTAGCGTACGCGGCTGCCACGGGCGCCGGCTTCGGTACGGTCATCGCTTGGGGTCTCTACGACGCTCTGACCGCGGGCGATCTTCTGGCTTGGGATTTCCTGGGCAACTTCCCCTGGTTGCCGTTCGAGGTTCCGACCGCGAGCAACCTAGTGTCCGTCAAGGCCAACGGGTTTGCCAGCAACGATCCGATCGTGTTCACAGCGGAGTACGGCGGGACTCTTCCGACGCTCTCCACGGGCACCTGGACGGGCTACACCGTGAACTTCGTTGCCACGCCCGCGACCGACGCCATCAACGTCGACACCACTACGGGCCCGGCGACCGCTTGCGTCACAACCAGCTCCGGCTCTGGCATGCTGCGAAAGATCGTGCAGCAGTCGATCCCGGCTGGCGTAACGCCGTCGTTCGCGTCCGGCACTATCGTCATCAGCGCAGCGTAATAGCGGATGGCCAACAACTGGTACGTAGGGTCCGTCGACTACGGCAACGTTGCGGCGTTCACAGTTTCGCACGCCTACACGGTCGGCAATCTTATTCGCCAGTTGGCCACCCCCACTGTCGGCAACGAGCGAGTCTTTCGTTGCACGACGGCGGGTACGTCTGCAGGTACTGAACCGACGTGGAATCTAACCGCGGGCAGCACGACCACGTCTGGCGGCGCCACTTTCACCGAGGTGACCGGTCAACAGACCTTTCAGTCCCCCGGCGCGTGGGCAGCTCCTCACAAGCTGATCAACAACGCGATGCAGTCCGGATGGGCTGCCGAGGGCGACACGATTTACGTCGCCAAGAACCACGCGGAGTCGTCAGCCAACCAGATCAAGTTCCAGATGTCCGGCAGCAATTGGTTGCTGAACCAGGTCATCTGCGTCGACAACACAGGCACTGGCGATGTGCCGCCGCTCGCGAAAGACTGGTTTCCCCAGCCGGGCACGCAGAACACCAACCTCGGCGCCTCGGTCACAATGACTGCGTCCGGCAACAATGCCATCGCGTTCAACGACCCCAGCAACAACGTCCAGATGTACTGGTGGGGGATCTCGTTCATCTCGGCCCACCAGATGCAGTCCAGCTCCAACGGCATGGAGCTGTACGACAACTGTTATTTCGGGATGCTGGCCGGTTCCGATGCCAACAAGATGGGCGGTCCATTCTCGTATTCCCACACCTGGAATAACTGCACGTTCAGCTTCGGCGACACCACCTGCCACAACAGCTTTGGCGGAGGCATCGGCAGAGTCATCAATGCGCAGATGGCGTCGGGCACGTCGTTCCCGAGCCGGTTCTGGAACAACCCGGCAGCGGGTGAGTTTCACCTGATCGACTCGGACCTCTCGGGCTGGGGCTCGAACTACATCATCAACCAGTCGGGCGGAGCCGGATCGCAGTACCTAGAGAATTGCAAGCTGGCCTCGAACGCCATTCCCTTCAGTGTGGCGGGTGATGACGGCAAGCAGGGCCCGCTGGTCTCGTCCTATCTCATTCGGTGCTCGTCGGCCAACGATGACAACGTGCACGGCGTCACCCGCGCCGCGGGCAACCTGCTGTCCTCCCGCACACTAGTTCGCACCGGCGGTGCCGCTGATGACACTGGTGCCTTTGGACACACCGTCAATACGTTCGCCAACCCGAACAACAGCCAGGTCACGTCATTCTATTTTCCGTTCGAGTGCTTTCCTCTTGCGTCGTGGAACAACAAGACCACCTCGGCGCTGAACGTGACGTTGTATGGCGTCTCTGGCGCCTCGGCGATGCCGACGAACGCTTCCGTGTGGATGAACGTCACCTATCCAGGATCGTCTGCGGCACCCCTTGGCAGTGTCATGTCCACGCGCACTGCGATCTCCGCGACGACGGGTACGGCGCTCACGGCCGACACCAGCGCATGGGATAGCAAAGCGCCGCAGCGCGCCAACTCGACGGCCGTCACCCTCGGCCAGGTCATGGCAGTGTCGACCAACTCCGGCCGACTTTTCATCTGTACGACTGCCGGCACCACTGCATCTTCGGTTCCTGGTGGTTATGCCAGTGCCGTCGACGGCGGCTCGGTAACGGATGGAACGGCAGTATTCCAGGCGATGTGGCGCTTCAAGATTACGGCGTCACTGACATCGCCGCAACAGGCGCTTGCCGGTCCAGTCGAAGTGCAACCCTTCGTGCAGACCGGGTCAACCTCCGTGACGACGCTCTTTGATCCTTCACCCACACTAAGTTAGGCCCGCGATGGCGATCTACGTCTACAACAGCACCACGGGCGCTCTTTCTTCGTGGTGCCCTGACGATACCGACCCGGTGGCGTCCAGCGATGTTCTGGCCGCCAACGGGCTCGTGTCGGTTTCTGGGTTGCCGGCACTCGGACCCACCGTTGGGTGGAATGCCGCGACCAAGACCACGGCAACAGTGACGGCACCTATTGCTCCGCAGCCGATCCTGACGAGCATGTGGATCATGCGGTTCACTGCGGCGGAGTTTCAGGCCATCAATGCGTCGACCGACCCGACGGTGCAGCAGTTCATGTACGCGCTGAACCACACTCAACAGGTCGACTTGACGAATGCACAGATGATCGATGGCGCCAACTATATCGCCTCGATCAATTTGATCCAGTCAGCTCGACTCACCGCAATCATGGCCGTTCCCGCCAGCATCGATGGACCATAAAAATGCCGGGCGGTTTTTCTCTCCATAACGACATTTGCAACGGCCAGAACGTCGGCTCTGTTCTGACCACGTCGTTCGGTACCGTGGTTACCTCCAGCGCCACCGCCAACACCAAGGGCGCCTACACGCAATTGATTGCGGCGACAGCATCTGACGCCGCTTTCATGGAGGTCAGGATTTACGTCCAGAACTCTAACAGCCCAAACTTTGCGATCGACATCGCCGTCGGTGCGTCGGGGTCGGAAGTAGTTTTAGTTCCCAATCTTGTAACGCAAACGATCTTTGCTGGTTACAACTTGGTAGTCTGGGCGTTTCCAATTTCAATTCCGGCAGGCACGCGCATCGCCGCTCGCATGCAGGACAGCAGCGGTTCACAGACCGCCACTGTCTCCCTTAACCTGTTCGATGCTGGGTTCACCATGCCAGACGGATATTCTGGCGTCGATGCAATCGGCTTCACTGCTACCAGCACTGAAGGAACTTCACTCACCCCGAGCACGACCGTCGACACGATGGGCGCATACTCGCAACTGATCGCTGCCACCACGCGGGATTACGTTGGTATCTTCGGGGCTTTTGATTCCCAGCAGGGCAACAGCAAGGTTCAGTCCTACTTGGTCGATGTGGCCATCGGTGCGTCCGGCAGCGAGCAAATCATTATCCCTAAATTGTTCAACTATAACAGCGATAGCAACAACTGGATGTTCCAGTTTCCGTTTCATCCCATCCAGATCCCTGCCGGAACGCGCATCGCGGCGCGCTGCCAGACAAACGCAACTAGCGGATCGGGCAACCAGCGACCAATCGATCTGACACTGTATGGAGTCTACCTATGACATGGACACTCAGTGATTCAGGTACGACGTCGGCCTTGACGGTCGGCACCGAGACGGCGCTGGCCACTGACACTAACAACGGCACCTTCGTGCTTGAGGTTGATACCAGCAATCTCGCGCTTGGCGACCTGCTCGAAGTCCGTGTCTACACCATCGCATTGAGCGGCGGCACCTTAACCCAGGCGTGGAAGGGTACTTACCAGCACGCCCAGATCAACAACCACAAGATCGCGCCTCCGGTCGCCAGCGACCAGAGCATCAAATGCACATTGAAGCAGGTGGCAGGTACCGGCCGAACCTTCGCTTGGAAGATGCTGAGAATTTAATGTGCATCAGTATTATGGTTTACCCGCAGAACTCCCCGCCGCCACTGTAGCGTCGGCGACCACGCGCAGCTACGTCATTCGCGGCGCGACGCCGCGGATCGTGACGGAGACAGGCTCGCGCACCTATGCCTCCGGATGGTCAGTTCTTACTGAGACAGAGACGGTCGTCAGTGGTGGAACGGTAGCGCTCGCCGGCCGATCCTTACTGATGCTGATCGGCAAAGCGCAGATCGCGGGACTGACCAGCCTGTCCGGTGCTACCAAGGCGAAAGTCAAAGGCAGTGCCGTCCTAACCGCTAAGGTGTTGATGGCGGCGCGCACGGCTGTAGCGGTCAAGGGCATAGCCCTATCTCATGGTGTCGTGTCGCTGGCTGGTCGCATCTCTTCTGCGATACATTCTACCGCAAACTATGGCGGACCGTCTGTCATTGCCCTTCTCGGCGCGATGGGCATCAAGATTCGTGCATCCGCTTCGCCTGTATCAAAAACTTCTCTCGCTGGATACTCAAAGGTTGCCAGCACAGGAAAATCATCCGCGTCGCTCAAGACTGGTCTCAGCGGGTCTACGACCTCGGTCATCAAGACGCTGTCGGCTATGTCTGCTCACGTCGGACTATCTGGCGCGAGCCGGGCAGCCATCATGGCTCGGATCGTTCCACCAGGTGCTGTTGCGCTAATCGGTCGCGCATTCGTTGCGGTTATGGCTCGAGCATTACCCAAGGCTACCGTTCCGCTCCAGGGGACGCTGACGTTGTCAGTGCAGGCCAAATCCAATCCATCCTTCACTCAGAAGCTCTCCGGAGCCATGAAGGTGGCCCTGGCCTCGGGCGCCGGTATTATTTCTTCGGTACACCTATCAGGTGCAACGAAGATCAGAACCATAAGCTCTTCGAGCATGTCTCGGATAGCTGGTCTGTTCGGATCCTCCACGATCGCAGTTCGATCTGTCTCTTCGGTAACAGCCAACGTCGCGCTCAGCGGCGTGTCTCGAGTCGTCACGTCGGGGCAGGGACTGATCGGCAGAGTCGTCTTCGTCGTCGCACTGACGGGGTCGACGAGCTTCGGGTTCATGTCGAGCGCAGCCCTCCAGGTGTTCGCACGATCGTCCCGTATCGCCGCAGCTCTCCTCGATTTCAGGAGCGCATCAGTCGCGGCAGAGAACAGGACTGCAGTAGCTCCCCCAAACAATTAGGATGATCTATGTCGTTGCTGTGGCCGCCTAAAGATCCGGCGGAGACGCTGGACTATGATCTCGATTGGACCGCGCGTCTCGCTGGCGACACCATCGTGTCATCCGCTTGGACCATCCCAACCGGCTCAAATCTGTCCATCGTTTCCAACTCGTTCATCGCGTCTATCACCAAGGTATGGCTAACCGCCGGACTTCTTGGTCAGGTCTATACGCTTTCCAACGAGATCACCACGGCGGCCGGCGACACCATGATCGAAAGCGTGCAGATCCTTCTGCAGGCCAAGTAATGGTGAACCTTCTTTATCCTCGGACGGTGGAGGTTCACCGTTTCAGATCAGTGGCCGGACCTGCAGACACTGCTATCGGTGGTCTCGGATATTCCGGTGCAGAGCAATCAACCAACCCCAGCGATGCCCAGGGCGAAATAGTCCTATTCACGGGGATCGCTGCGTCAATTCAGTCAGGCGACACCGGACGTAAGAAAGGCAAAGCCCTTCCTTCCGACGTCTTCTACGCGCCGACCTGGTACATCTTCATTCCTCCTACCGAGATCGCACAATACTCGATCAAGGATCGAGACATCATCTTGGATGAAGAGGGATATCGATATGAGGTCGGGCAAAACTATTGGAGCATGGCCGGCTACAAGCTGAGCTGCATCCGGTTGGAGGCATAACGTGGCGGACATTTCGGACGTCACTGCGTATCTCCAAGCCACGGCAACTGCCGCAGTCTATCCAGATGGGATATCTGTTCCATCCGTCGCGGCTATGGACTGCAGGATCTACGAAGGATGGCCTGACGCGGCGCAGCTCGATCTCGATCTCGCCGGGAAGATGTTGTCCTTGTCAACTGGTCTTCCGGGCACTCGTCCAGGCGGTCCCGTAGCCAACGTGTCCATCTTCCCAATGATGGGCACTGGCATCGCCGTCTACCAAATCCTCGACGAGACATACGTGGTCACTCCGGTGAACTACGGAATGAGTCTATCCACCAACGGCAACACTCTTACCGTAACTGGACAGCCTAACGCGCAAGAATACCTGACGTTGGTCTGTGATGATCAATTCGCCTATTCGGCTAATGGAGCGAGCACCGCAGCAATCTTGGCGACTCTCGCCAGCGCAGCGCAAGCAAACTATCCGAGTGCATCTTCAACTTCTAACACCATCACCATTCCAACCACGCACGCATTCATCGTGCGCCAAGGCGGATACGGCGTTCTTGGCAAAGTGACTCATCGCCAACGTCATCCCGTGATGGTGAGTGTATGGGCGCCAACGCAAGCGGTGCGCTCGACTCTATCAAAGGCGATCGATGTCGCCATCAAGAACAGTAACAAAGTCACGATGCCTGATGGATCTCAGGCTCTCGTTATCTACAGCCGCACCAACATTTCTGATGACCAATCGTCTGCGACTGTCTACCGGCGCGACCTGATCTACATGGTCGAATATGCCACCGTCGAAACATTCCCCGGCGCCGTCATCACGACCGTTAATAACCCAATCACCGCGCAGGGCATCGGCAGCGCGATAGCCACAGCTTTAACATAAGGCACATCACATGAACTACTTCCTCATTTGCGTTCATCCTTTCGGAAAGTACGAGAAGGGCACGATGATCACCGACGCTGCTGAAGTGGCGACGCTTCTGCTCGATCGCGAGCATCACTTCGTTCGGATCACCTCCTTCTAATCCAGTTCCACTAATCAACCCTTTCCAGACCCGCCCTTCGAGGCGGGTTTTTTTATTGGAGACGTAAATGCCTGTATTTCTCGACGGCCAGCAAAATCTTGCGGCCCTAACCGTCCCCGGCGTTTACGGAGACATTATACTTCCGACTCCGTTGCTGCTCGGCCAGCCCACGAATATCGAAGGTCTGGTCGGCGTCGGTAGCTGGGGCCCGCTGAATGCTCTGATCCCGATGAGTAAGCCGCAGGATGCTGCGCTGAACATCGGGCCGCCCGTCATCCGTCCGTACGACATCTCGTCCTATTTGTCGGCAGCCAGCCAGGTCGGCGGGGCGATCGGCTTCCTGGGCGTTCGCGTCTCGGACGGCACGGATACCGCTGCGTTCTCGCAGATCCAGTCCGGCGCTGCCTTCGCGGTTGGTTCTGCGGCCTTCACGACCAATCCATCCGTCAACGACACCCTGACGATCAACGGAAGCATTGTCACGTTCGTTGCTTCCGGTGCGTCGGCTCTCCAGGTCAACATCGGCAACAACCTTGCCTTGACCCTTCAGAACCTGATCACGATGCTGCAGGCATCTGCCGACAGCCAGTTGGTGAAGTTCGCCTACGCGCTGCAGGGCTTCGTACTGAACCTGGTGGCCGTGACCTCGGGCACCGCCGGCAACGCACTGACGCTCGCCAAGTCTTCGACCTCGATCACGCTGTCTGGCGCCACGCTGACCGGCGGCTCCGCTGGCGGCGCTGCTTGTATGACGATCTCTGGCAAGTACAGCGGCGTCCTCGGCAACAAGATCCAGTTCTCGATCCAGAACGGCACGATGGCCAACACCTATATGGCTGTCGTCGTATTCCCCGGCATGGTTCCGGAGCAGTTCAACAACATTGCAGCCGCAACTCCCGCGACCGCCACCGTCTCCTTCACCGGGAACCCGGCGAACTCCGACACCGTGACGATCGCCGGCACCGTCGTCACCTTCGTGACCGCGACTCCGACGGGCAATCAGGTGCAGATCGGTGCGACCCAGGCAATCACGATCGCTAACCTGATCTCGTTCTTGTCGGCTTCGACCGACTCCAACCTGATCAAGGTCAACCAGTCGGTGCAGGGAAGCATCGTTACGTTGACCGCCAACATCAACCAGGTGGTTGGCGCGGCCGGCAACTCGCTGACCCTCGCCAAGTCATCGACGACCTTGGTGATTTCCGGTGCAGCCTTCACGGGCGGCGTCGGCACTGGCAACACCTTCTGGACCAACCTGACCAACGCGATCAACAACGGCACGCCGTATCACGGTCCGTCCGCCTATGTGATCGCATCGGTAGGAACCGGTGTCGCAATCCCGACGCTGTCGTCTCCGCTGGTTCTCTCTGGAGGTACGGATGGCGCTGCCGGCGTCACCGATGCCACCTTGATGGGTCAGGACATCGTGCCTCGCAAGGGCATGTATGCTCTCCGCAATTCGAACTGCGACGGCTTCACTCTCTGCGATCTCTCGACCATCGCGGACTATGCGGCGATCGTATCCTTCGGCTTGAGCGAGACGATGCTTCCGGTGTTCGCTTCGCCGTCAGGTGACACGATCCAGAACTGTCTCAATACCCGCATCAATGCCGGCGTCGACAGCCCGTGGTTCTGGTTCATCCTCGGCGACTATCCGTCGTGGTACGACAGCTACAACGGTCAGACGCGACTGATCAATTCCTCGGCCATTGGTCTCGGGATCATCGGTAATCTGTCCCCGCAGGAGTCCCCGCTGAACAAGCCGCTGCAGGGCATCTCCTCGACGCAGCGTGCGACGCTTGGTCAGACTTACAGCGACACTGAGCTGTCTCTGATCAACACAGGCGGCATCGATACGATCCTGTCGCCGAACTCTTCACCCGGTGGCTATTACTACTCGTTCGCTACCGGCCGCAACGCCAGCTCGAACACCGCGGCGAACGGTATCGAGTACACCCGCATGACGAACTTCCTGATCCGTACTTCTCAGTCGAAGGCGGCAGGGTCATTCGTCGGTCAGTTGCAGTCGATCCAGCCGAACGATCAGACTCGCTCCAATGCCAAGTCCCTGTTCGACGGGCTGTCGGCACAGCTTGCATCTTCGCAGGTTGGTATCGGCATCAACGGCCAAGGCATCATCGACAAGCCGTGGGTGGTCCAGTGCGATCTCAATAACAACCCGCCGAGCCTGCAGGCTCTCGGTTACCTGTTCCTCTATTGGCAGGTTCGCTACCTGAACGTCATCCGATACTTCGTGGTGAAATTCCAGGGCGGCGGCAATGTCACCGTAACCGTTCAGAGCACGCAGCCGACGCCGTCGCAGTTCGCGGCCACGGCGAACACGGCTACCGCAACCTCGTAATCCTTCACCCCAATCAGCCTTTCAGAGCCCGCCCTAACACGGCGGGCTTTTTCTTTGGAGATGCCTAAATGCCCGTCAATGGAATGAACGTAGGCGTCGATTATTCGATCACCTACTACGACTCGAACTCGGGGAGTCTGATTACTCTCGGTGACGTTCAAGACGTCAAGATCACCGCGCTCAAGCACGACATCAAATCTTCGCCGTACAATCAGTTGCCTCGGTTCGGCTACGTTCCCGACGGCTACAAGATCGACTTCACCATCACGCGCAACGGATCTGTGCTCGAAGATCTGATGGTGACGTTCAGTACGAACTTCAACGCCGGCAACGTCATGGCGCCTGGCTACCTGAACGAAACGATCAACAACCCCGACGGCACCGTCAGCCGATATCAGTACACCAACCTCGTGGTGTTTCTGAACAGCCACGGCGACATCAGCCGCGACAAGGTTGTCAGCCTCTCGCTCGAGGCTATGGCGTCGGATAAGGTAACGATTGCGTAATGCAAATCGGAGTCATCACCTGTAGCGGAATGAAGGTCGGCGTCATTACCATGGATCGTGGTGACGACGTCGACCAGTTCACTCCAGATCTCGATGGCTACACGCCGGAAGGTAGAGCAGGGCAGGGCGAGAGCAGTCACCTCGGTGGTCATCACGGTGGTGGAGTTCATCATCCGGATCCAACTCCGGAAGATCACAAGCACAACAGCATTCGATACGGTCATCATCACGCGCCCGGCAAAGAGTACGCACCGTCGAGCGGTCCAAGCTCTACGTTCCGTCAAGGGACTGCAGAGACCGACCAGGCGATCGTTGATGCTTCCAAGGCTCACAACCTTGACGTCAACACCATGCGCGGGATTGCCTCGATCGAGAGTTCGATGAACCCGTCGAGCAACGCCAATCGCTCGACCCAGTACAAGGGTCTCTACCAGGTCGGTCACAATGAATGGGATCGGTTCGGAGATGGCGGTAACATCTACTCGGCGCACGACAACGCGATGGGTGCTGCTCGGATGTTCGATGCTAACCGCGCGCAGTTCAAATCTCATTTCGGTAGAGATCCGACCGACACCGAACTGTACATGATGCACCAGCAGGGTCTGGGTTTCTATACCAATCACGCCATGACGAATATCTCAGGCAATCCGTATCCTGGGATGCACGGTCAACAGACGCATGAGAGCTTTGAGGCGGGTTGGGGCAGAGAGCTTGCGCGGCGCAAGGCTGGCTTCGCGGCTAGAGATAATGCGAGCCCGACGGCGGCAACGGCGTTTGATCCGGCGACGATGGCGCCGTAGGGAATTTGCGCGGGAATAACCCGAGCAGAACTGTCCTCATCACCAGCCAATAGACGAAGAAGCCGAGCAGGAATTCGAGCCATCGCTCGCTCCAATTCCACCACGGCTGCTCAACAAAATACATCCAGACGCACCAGAAAACAACGGCAGTGGCAACGCACACGACGCGCCCCGCCGAGGATATGCGCTCCCACAACTTCAACTTCCGCGTGACGAAGCTTCCGTCTCCAGCCGGGGTGCTCACCGTTACTGCCATTTTTCAGTTCCTCCGTTCACTCACCCGTACAGCATAGGACCGTCATGACCAAAGCGAATTCTACCGAGACTGCAACCGAAACGCTAACAAAAATGCTTGACACGGCATCAGCCACTGATTCTCGAGGGCGGTTGATTACGGTTAACAGGCTCAACGCTTTGCAGTTTTATCGCTTGACCAAAGCTATGGGTGTGAACTCGAGCAACCCGGCCAGTATGGATCTCGCCGTCCTCGTTTCGTCGGTCAAGAAGATCGACGCGACCCACGTTGCCCCTCCTTCATCTGAGGCCGAGATCGAATTTCTGATCCAGCAACTAGACTTCGATGGCATCGCTGCCGTCGGTGAAGCACTCAAGAAACTAGGCGAACAAGACAGCTCGGTCGACGCATCAAAAAACTAAGTAAGCGGCCCGCGTTCAAATTGCGGGTCGCTGCCTGTAGCGGAAACATTCCCTTCGATGCTGCCTTCGCCGCCGATGATGACTTCGTTCTCGCTTGGATAATAGCGGACGGAGAAAATAACGGCGGTGAGTACGACTGGGGCAACATGAAGTGGTTCCCAAGAAGATGATGTCTCTAGCTCAACTCGAAGCCACCTTGGCGGCATCACTGAAGACGGTGGTGCCGAGGCTTGGGATGGGATTGGAAAAAGTAGGCACCATCACCGAGATCAGGGCGCACGAGATACCCGGCCATTACCAGACAGGATGGGAACAACTCGCCGAAGCTACAATCGACGACAAGACAAGTAAGGGCTTTCCCGTGCCGTCGCCGCTGAAGCGGACCGGAGAGATGGCGGACTCCTACAAGAAGGAAGTCGATGTCCCAGCACTCTCGCTCATCGTCGGATCTCCGGAGCTAAAAGCACTCTGGCAAGAGGTCGGCACCGTTAATGGAACGCACAGCATTCCACCGCGACCAGTGTGCGAAATCGCAATGACAGAGGCACTTCCTTACGCCGAGAAGATGTTCGGTGAACTGGCTGTGTCGCTACTGATGGGCAAGCCATGATCACCACATTCGAAGTCGGAGCCGTATTCAAGATCATCAACGAAGCCTCGCCGGCTCTCGCTGAGATCCTGAAGCAGGTACGTGCGCTCAACAGAGCAGTAGCTAAGGCGAGCGAAAGTCTTGCCCTCATTGGCAAGTCGTTCTCTGCGGTTAGCCTCGGTAGCGCCACGGCAGAGACAGGAGCATTAGCGAAGGCTTGGGGTGACGTGGCCACCAATGCCAGACTTGCACGCACGGCTATCGGAGGAGCTACTAGGGCTTCGGCTGCCGGTGGAGGTGGAGCTGGTGCGGTCGGGGCCGGTGGCGCTGCTGCCCGCGGTCGCCGCGGTCGTCCAGGTTGGCTCGGTGGTGGTTCTCATATCTCTGGTCCAGGCGCTCCGATCCCTGGTGGCGGGCACATCCGTACCGGCGGAGCGGCTATGGCTGGAGCTGGTGCCTTGGGCTACGGCATCTATGAAGCAGCAGAGATGGAGGACGCCGTCTTCCAGCTCATCTATCATTCCGGCAAAGAGCAGAACGAAGAGAACCGCGGTAAATTCCGCAAGATACTTCAGGACTCCATGCTCGAGTCCGGATACGGCCTGAAAGACATTTCGGAGTCAGCCAAGCAAGAAATCAGGATGTTTCAGGGTACTCCTGGCGGCGGTCTTGACGTGCTGCCGGAGATGCTGCGCGCGGCAACGATAGAGTCGCGACTGAAGGGAGAGAGTCCAGAAGAGTCGATGCGGGCTCTGATCGGTCTAGCGCATATGACCAAGCAGTATTCTCCGGAAGCTATCAAGAAGCTGGCTCCGGCGTTCGCCTTCCTGTCGACAGCTAACCCGTCTTCTCTCGGATCGATGGAGCGAGCTGCATCGTACGCAGTACCACTCCTACAGTCTGGTCTTGAAATCGACCCGATGGATACCCTGCTGCTCGGCACAGCACTGACGCGCGCCGGCGCAACGAATACCAAGTCCGGTACGTGGCTCCGCGAGATGGCGATCCGTTCTATGCCGGGTACTTCGATGATGTCGAAGATCGCATTCAAGAAGCACGAAGAGGCGCTGAAGGCGTTCGGTCTTGTAGACAAACAACACAAACCGACCTGGTTCACAGACAATAAGCCTGACCTGTTCAAGATGTTGGACATCGCTGGCGGGAAAGCCGCGTCCATCCCTGTCGAGAAGCGTGCGGCCTATGAGCGTGCGTTGTTCGGCGCACAGGGGGGTGGCGGCTTTGCTATGCTGGCGGATCCGGCTGTGCGCGAACAGGTACAAAATCTCAAGCGTGAAAAGGACTCTCCGGAGTTCGCCAACAGATACTCCACATTCTCCCAGAAGTATCTCGAGGGATCTACGGTTCAGGATGCCAGAACGGCCATCGCCGACTTCAACATCACTATGATGGACTTGGCCAAGTCGACACTCCCGGCAGTCAATATAGCTCTGGGTAATTTTAAGAGCGTCATCGAAGGACTACGCAATCTTGTTCCGGGGGCTGAAGGTAAAGGGCCCGTCGGCGCCACGATTGGTGCGAGAGTTTTAGAGGGCGCTGGTATCGGAGCGCTCGGTGGATCTGTCATCCCAGGTGTAGGCACGCTGGCAGGTGCTGTAGCTGGCGGAGTCATAGGCGGCGTCGGCGGCGTAGCCGAGCAATACATGAATGGCAACCTGTCTTCCAAACACACTCCTGAGGTAGCTGAAGAACTACGCAACCTCCTGAAGCGTGCGCCAGAGCCTGGAGACAAGAACGACCCATCCAGGAGAGCACCACCGCCGCCAACTCCTCTTGCAATCAGTTTTGCGATCGATGGCTCAGTCCTTGGACGAGTCCTAATGAACATCGGCGCAAACTCCTTCGACGGTCAAGCACCAGCCTTCGATGGACTCAGCGAGCATCAGGGTGGTGTCGCCCAGCACTCAGACAAGTAGTTTGGGGACAGGGCACCGAATGTTTGGCCATTTCTGGCAGATAAGTAATGGACCTGTCCCCAAACCATCAACAACATACTGTCACTAGGTTAGGATTGCAATGGCCGACATTCTAACGCTCGGCGGGATTTCCTTCGACGGATTCTCCACACCAAACAAGATGATGGGCGGCGGAAACCAGGCGATGGTCGTCCACAAACTTCCTGGTGGCAGCCGCGTCATCGATACGCTGGGCCCAGACGAAGCCAACGTGGTTTGGTCGGGAGAGTTCTTTGGCAACAATTCCTATTCAAACGCATTGGCGCTCGACGGCATGCGTGCCGCGGGCCAGGTAATTCCGTTGACATGGGGCGGACAATTTCGATCCGTGATCATCGACAACTTCATCTATCACGTAAGACGCATGCCTGTATGGGTGGAGTATTCGATCTCCTGCACCGTCTATCAGAACCCCGCTCTCGGTATCCTTGGCGGCATCGCATCGTCAATCGACTCGATGATCGCATCCGATCTCTCTTCCGCCGTCAGCTCACTGGGTTAATGATGACAATTCCATCCAACATCACGTCAGAGCTGGCGTTCCTTCAGGCCCAGGTGGCTGCCGCGACACCTATCAACAACGCTCCATTCGCAACAATTAAGGCGATGCAGCTCAACGCCGGCAACCTCGTCAACGACATTCAGACTGCCCTGACAGCCACCAACACACTCGATACGTGGGTAGCTCCTGTGGATCCCAAAAGCATTGTCTCCGGTTTCGATGCCGTCGTCTGCGCTGCCGTAGATCAAAACAACCTGTCGTTCTCGCGCGGCGTCGTCGGCCGAGTCGCATCCAACCTGGATCAACTATAATGGCAGCAGAATTCATTGCCGCCACGATCCCAGCGAAGGTGTTGCGAGTCTCATCTACGAATCTGTTTCGTATCGCGATGATGGAGACGGGCGATCCTCTGCAGTGGGTTGCTATCGCGCAGCTCAATGGCATGACCGATCCGTGGATCATTGCCCAGGAAACGATCCTGATCCCCCCCATTCTTCCGAGCGGAGTTCAGACCGGGATACTCGGCTTCTAAGATGGCTATCACATCTGGATGGGGTCCGCATCACGCGGAGCTGATAGTCAATGGGTCGTCGCTCCCGATCGAGCACGGATCTGTTTCACAACAAGCCAAGCGCCACAGCTCGTCGTTCTCTGGCGCGATCCCGATGTCGTATCCTGGTGCATCCGAAGCGCTCTCCAATCTCGGAGACAACCAGGCGAGCATCTCCTGCACGACGCGCGGTCAGACCGCAACCCTAGTCACCGGAGAACTCGACTCCGTAAGCTACGACTTCATCCAACGCATCATTCAATTCTCAGGTCGAGACAAGTCGGCCAAGCTTCACGACACTAAGACGTCAGAGAAGTTTCTCAACCAAAAGCCAAGCGACATCGTGACTACCCTCGCGGGGCGCGTCGGGTTGAGCGGCAACGTAACGGCCTCCTCGTTGATGGCCGGCAAGCAATTGCAGCAAGACTACGTTCACCTAACTGACAACGTGACTCTCGCCTATGCCATCCACAAGCTTGCGCAGTTCGACGGCAACAAGTGGTGGGTCGATCCGAATGGTAACTTCAACTATGCGCCGATCGGCACGTCGGTCGGTTCCTATTCGATCATGGTCAATCAGGATGTGCAGCCGATCTCATCTGACTGCGTGCAGTTAGTCGTTCGGAGAAACATCCAGGCTGGCAAGGGAATCACGGCGACCGTGAAGTCTTGGCACCCGAAGAAGAAGGAAGTGTTCTCGTACACGACCAACGTTCCTGGTCCAGGTGGACCGAAGCCATACACCTACAACATCCCGAACAGCGAGATGGATCACGTCACGCAGCACGCCAAGTCGCGAGCGAATGAGCTGGCTCGACATGAATTCACTGTGACGGCAACCGTCGTAGGCGACCCGACAGTGCAAGCTGGTATGAGCCTTTCGCTATCCGGAACTGACTTCTTCGATCAGAGCTTCGAGATCGACACAGTGCAGCACGACTTCGGGATGTCGGGTCATCTTACACACATCACGGCGCGCTCGGCAAAGACCGGCAGAACGGCATCATGAGCGATTACGACAACAAGATCCTTGGCGTGATCGAACGCTGGTGGGCGTCGCGATACTCTGAACGCCACGCCATGGTCACGAGCTACGATCCGAAGCTGCATCTCGCCAAGGTCACGCTCCAACCAGAAGGCCAGGAGTCGGGTTGGCTTCCGATCGAGACGGGGCACATCGGTAACGGTTTTGGTATCGCTACCGGACTGACACCAGGCGATGGCAAGGCGACCGGCGACCAGGTCGTTGTCCGCTTCCAAGAAGGTGACTTCGAGTCCGGCAAGATCGTTCAGCGCGTTCACTCCGATGATCAGAAACCTCCCGAGGTTCAGTCAGGTGAGACGGTCATCTGGACTTCATTCCAGAAGTCTGGCGGCGGCCCAGAGTCCGCGTCTGGTGGGCAGGGTGGTACCGGCCAGCAGATCTACCTGAAGAACGACGGCTCCATCATGTGGACCGACGGCAACGGCGCGACAATCACCTTCGATGGCGCCGGCAATGCGACGTTGGTTTGCAACAGCTTTGCGGTCAAGGCGTCCAAGGACATTCACTTCACGGCTGGCGGCAACTTCACCGTCGTCGCAGGCAAGGACGCTGGCATCAGTGCCGGCGGAAATGCTGAATTTGCCGCGGGCAACATCCTCGGTGTCGATGCCGGCTCGCTTGTAGCTGCGCAGGGTGGCGGCAGCGTATCTGACGACTCGGTCAGCCCGCCGTCTGCACCTCCAGCAATCCCACCCTTCTCGGTGCCAGCATGACCACTACCCCTCTCGCGTTTCAACTCGATAGGGTCAAATCGACAGTCCGTCTGTTCGGTTTGACCCAACCCATTACAGCAAACTCGCTCGCATCCAACGTCAATTTCGTGGAGTGGGACGGCGGCACGGGGATCGGAAAGATCATCTTTAATGATCGTATCCCCTTGCCGGAGGAGTTCGCCGACCCGTCGCCATACCAGACTTACATCAATCAGTGGATGACAGGAGCATCCGCGGAGGCGTTGCCTCTTACGCTCGCGCAAGCACAGGCCGTCAAACTTAGCCTGCTCAAGAGCATCTTCCTGATCCAGAGCGAGGCCCCCGTATCGGTAGCCACATCTCTCGGAACATTTATCTTCAACGTCAATCCGACCGATCCTGCCAGCGTCCAGAACAACAACAACGTGATGTCGGCGCTGGCAGCCGTGAACGCCGACGTGGCGGCTGCCATTGCTGCCTTGGTCAGCTCCATCAACAGCAACGTCGTCGGTGGGGTCAACGGCAATGTCGTAGCTGGTGTCAACAACAATGTCGTAGCTGGTGTCAACAACGAGTTGAACGTAGCGGCTGGCGACGTCAACGCTCTGGCCGGCATAATCAACGCGAACGCCGCGGCCGGTAACACGATCGTTCAAGCAGGTGAAGACGCTCTTGGCGAGGGCCTGACGAGTCCGTACACCACAGTAGCGGGTGCGGGTTTCGGGGGCGGCGTCGGAGGCATCGCTGGCATCTCTGGTGTAGCAGCGTCGTACACAGGTCCAACCGCCTTGAGCGGCGTGACCTTGAGTCCGATCGGAGCCACGAGCTTCCAGGCATTCACGGTGGCTGACCTGTTCGCGGTGCTCTTGGCTGCGCAGGAGCAGATCAACGCAACCACGCTGGCGCTCGGCGTCAAGACCGCAGCGGTCAACGCTCTCACAACAATCTCGTCGGTCATCGCCTACGACGCAACAACCGGTTGGTGACATGGCTGACGTTTCTTTGGAATGGGGTGCCGACTTCGAAGTCGACGCCACGGGAGACCTATTGGTTGTCGATGGGGATGACGAAGTTCGTCAACGCCTCGAGCGCCGACTGTTCACCGCGGTGAACGGTTACGTCTGGCATCCGGATTACGGCGCCGGCCTGCCGCAGAAGATCGGATCGGTCTTGTCGGTCTCCGATATCCTGGCCGTCTGTTCTTCTCAGCTCGCGCTCGAAGCATCAGTTGCTCCGTCGCCGCCGGCTCAGATCAGCGTCGCAGCATCACCCAATCAGCCAGACCTGGTCACCATCAGCATCCAATACTGGGATGCCGCTACAGGCGTCTCCGTCAGTTTCACTATCACGTCTTAAAGGGCGGGGAATAAATGGCCACGCTACCTACCCAAAGCTTCGACACGATCGTCTCTAACACGATATCGGGCATTCAAGGACGAGCCAGCAAGCTCATCAATTTCTCCCAAGGCTCGACGCTGCGCGCAATCGTGGAAGGGTTCGCGGGACTCTTCCTGTGGTTCCAGGCAATGCTGTTGCAGGTCTTGAAGGCTACGCGCCTGTCTACCTCGAGCGGCACCGACGTCGATACCTTCACCGCTGATTTCATGCCGATCATCCCCGGCAGTCAGACGGCCGTTTTACCAGGTGGAAGTCCGAGACTCGGAGCAGAGTTCGCAACCGGCCAGGTGACCTTCTCCCGATTCACTGCCGGCCCGACCTCTTGCTTCATCCCCGTCGGCGCCACGATCCAGACCGGTGACGGCGCGCAAAATTTTGCTGTGATCGCGAACACCACATTCGCGACCTACTCGGTAACGGCTGTTGGACCCGGCTACACGCTACCTTCGTCGGTGGCGTCCATTGTCGTGCCGGTCCAGGCCGCCGTCGCCGGAGCTGCCGGCAACGTTGCTTCTGGCGCCATTGCCACGATGACTTCGCCCATCACTGGTATTGATACAGTCAGCAACGTGGCCGCGTTCACGAATGGTACGAACTTCGAGCAGGACTCCGCTCTCAAGTCACGCTTCGCATCCTATATCCTCGGGCTCTCCCGTGGAGATTACTATGGTTTGAATTCCTCGATCACCGGTGTCGAAGTCAACGTCCAGTGGACGCTGACCGAGGGATATAACTACGACGGCTCGTATCATCCCGGATATTTCTTCGTTGTCGCAGACGATGGATCCGGCAACCCGTCGCCAGATTTCATGCTGACGGTTACGAATGCCGCGCAGGCAGTGCGCCCACTTAGCATCATGTGCGGTGTGTTCCTTCCGTCCATCATTACCGCAAACGTATCGATGCAGATCACCACGGCAACAGGGTATGATCATCCAACCGTCGTCGCCCAGGTCGCCGCTGCCGTAGCCACCAATATCAACAGCCTTGGCCTCGGCGTGTCACTGCCGTGGTCTCAGCTCTTACCATGGGCCTATGCGATCCCAGGTGTGACAGATGTCGCTGCCGTCTTCCTCAACGGAGCAACTGGCGATCCAGCGTCGATCAACGCCTTCAGATTGACGACGGACGGTAACGCACAGATCAAGGCATTCACCATCAAGGCCGGAGTGATGACCATCTCATGACGACCGGAAGCTCTGGGGATATCCTATCTCGCGTCCGCAAACTAATCCCACGCGGATGGTTCATGTTCGCCGCGACATTCAGAGACGCCATCATGGGCGGTATCTCTGATGGTGGATCATGGATCTACAACCTCATCGGTTACACTCGAGCGCAGGGTCGTCTATCCACCGCCTACGGCATCTGGCTAGACATCTTTGCGTACGACTATCTCGGCAACTTCATCAAGCGTGGCGCTGCACCCGACTCTGCATTCAGGGCTGTTATCCGTGCGACCATTCTTCAAGAGCGTGTGACGCGCGCAGGCATGATCAATGCCGTCACCACGCTGACGGGTACGGCGCCAGCGGTATTCGAACCATGGAACACCTACGACACCGGGGCGTATAGCGGGCCGGCCCAGGTCGCCAACAGCCCGAACTACGGTTCGATGGGATACGGCGTCGGACGTGGCGGCTATGGCAACATGGGGCTACCGGGTCAGGTCTTCATACAAGTCACCCGTCGAACGAGTAGCGGTGTTCCTAACGTTGATGGCTATGACGGTGACGCTGCCGGATACGGCGTCGGCACGATCGAATATGCGGGATCCTACACCACGCTGACGGGCGTCACCGATCCAGTGATCTACGACATGATCAATAAGACGAAGCCGACCGGCGTAACTGCTTGGGTCGCAATCAACTAAGAACTCAACACTCCCAGTCTTCTTCACCCCGCCGACGCTCGTCGATGCGGGGTTTTTCTTTGCCAAAAAAAAGGTTCAACGATGGATCGAGTTATCGTCTATCCCGGCGCGCTACCGCAAGACACAGACGTCCTGTCGACCAACAAGTTCAACATGGTCGGGGAGGCATATCATAACCTTGCCGTACTCGGTAGCGGCACGCTCGTCGCCGGACTCGGTTGCATCCCAACGTCGCCCACGGCATCGCTTCAGGTGATCGTGAACGTCGGGTCCATCTTCGAGATGGATCCGACAGATCAGGTTGCGTACGGAGATCTCGGAACCGACGCCAACAACATCATGAAGCAGGGCCTGTTGCAGAGCCCGGTGTCGTTGACGATCACGCCGCCGACGACGTCAGGATTCAGCCAGGTCTACCTGGTCGAGGCGATCCTTGACGATATCGACACGGGGTCATTGGTCCTGAGTTATTACAACTCGGCCAATCCTTCCGCACCGTTCTCTGGCCCGGCAAATGCTGGCACTTCAAACTTCACTGTTCGATCTTGCCAGTGCGTCATCGCACTCAAGGCCGGCACGCCCGCGTCGTCCGGAACGCAGATCACGCCGTCGGCGGACCCTGGGTTCACGCCGCTCTACACGATCACCGTCGTAAACGGTCAGACCCAGATCACGTCAGGTGGAATCGTTCAGGTCTCCACGGCGCCGTTCTTCCCGACGCTGCCGTCGGTGCCGAGCCATGTGCAAAAGGGTGACTGGGTTTGGGGCACCGACACGGGTGCTGCCAATGCCTACGTCGTCACGGTTCCTCCGTTCATTCAGCCGCTCGTGGCCTATCAGGCCGGCATGGCGGTCAAGTTCAAGGCGGTCAATGCCAACTCGGGCAGCTCTGGGTCAACCATCAACGTCAATGGTCTCGGCACCGTTGGTCTGAAGCGAGCTGGCGGAGCTGCGCTGAACTCTGGCGACATCGTCTCCGGCCAGGTGCTCGAGGTCGTCTACGACGGCGCCAACTTCCAGATGGTGAACTACGTCGGCATCAGCGCCGGCTCGACGACGAACAACTTCTCTACGTTGAGCATTCCGTACATTGCGGATACCTCGGGCGTCGCCAATGCGATCACGGCAGTCTACTCGCCAGCGATCACCAGTGGTCAGCAAGTAGCCGGTCTCTTCATCTCGGTGAAGCTGGCGAATAACATCAGCGCCGCTACCACGATCAACGTCAATGGTCTCGGTGCTAAGAACGTCACGCTCGGAAACCTTAGCGCTCTGAGTTCGACGAACGGTTTCGTGGCCGGCGAGATCCTGCTTCTGGTCTATGACGGCACGGAATATCAGATCATCGCGAGCCTCGGCGGCGGGGGCGGCGGGGGCGGTGCCACTGGACCGCAAGGCCCACAGGGCGTGCAAGGTGTACCGGGACCGCAGGGTATTCAAGGTCCGGCAGGTTCTCCTTCCAACACGCCAGGAGCAATCGGCTCCTACGCGATCGCAGTCGCCGACTCCTTTCCTCCCTCGATATTCTTGGTCACTGGCGGAGGAACTTCCGGATACCACGGCCCGGCCAGTAACGCCTTGAGCATCAGCGGTGCCAACGTATGGCCCGGCACCTGGCAGATCATGTCGAACGTCGTTGCGTCGGGAGCGGCGATCAATTCCACGGCATTCGCGGCGGTAAACCCCGGAGCCGGCAACGTTCTTCTCATGCAGCGGATCGCCTAATGAAGCGAACAGTCCTCCTTGTGCAGGATCTCTACTACCCCCTGCACAAGGATTACTCCTGCGTGAACATGACGGTCGTGTTCAAGGAGCTTCAGCATCTCGGTCCCATCCCGTTCACAGCATCGATAAGCGACGCGGAAGATCATAGCCGCGAGCTTTACTGCCGCGCCATCTCTGGCGAGTTCGGCCCTATCAAGCCGGCGCCAGATCCTGTCAAGCCTGTCAAGCCTCCGACCTTGTTCGGCCGGTTGCGCGACAGACTGGGGCTCTTCTCATAGGAATGACGGTGCCGCTCGCCGGGGAGATCCTCCTACGAGGTCTCCCTGTAGGGCGCTGGCTTCGGTCGGATGACCCTGGCGATGCGGCCCGTCGACTTATCCGAAACATATCAGAGCACTTACAACTTATCAGTGTTCTTACAAGTTATCAGTGCTCTTACATCAAAAGGAAACATCATGCCTATCTGGCCACTCCAGAGGGACTGCAATGCATTCTATGGCAACCCTGGGGATAGCCCGGCGCAATGGGCAGCCTGGGAGAAAGCGAACCTGGTCAATGTGCCGTGTCCCTGGCCACTGTTCTTTATCGACGGCAAGCTCAAGCAGCCCGTGGCCGCGATCCGGATCCACAAGAAGTGCGCCGACAGCCTGTCCGCTGTCCTGGGACAGGTCTGGGATGCGGTCGGCAAGAGTCAGGCCGAGATCACCGCGCTGCATTACGACCACTACTCTGGCTCCTACAACCAGCGCTCAATGCGAGGGATGTCGAACCGATCGATGCACGGCTTCGGCGCCGCGATTGACTGGGACGCTGAAGAGAATGAGCAGCATGCGATGAAGCATCTGTTCACCGACGCATCCATGTTGGTGACCAAGTTCAAAGCAGAGGGCTGGATCTGGGGCGGCGACTGGTCGTCTGGGTCGATCGACGCGATGCATGTGCAAGCGGCGAGGCTGCACTGATGGAAGCTTGGCTCGATCTCTTCCGGCGTACACCACGAGAGTATTACGCCGACTTCTTCATCACTCCGCCGATCACGCTAGCACTGCTGGTCATCTCGTTGATGCACGCCACCATCCTGTGGCCGGCGTTCTTCGCGATCGGAATTCTGCTCTGGACCTTTTACGAATACTTCTCGCATCGGGTGATCGCGCACAACGTTCCTTTGTTCAGGGAGGCCCACGCACTGCATCACGACAAGCAGAACGACCACATCGCTCTGCATCCATTGGTGGTGTTGTCGATCTACGGATTCTTCTGGCTGCTGTTCGGGTTCGCATCCGGCGCCATGTCGGTCGGGTTCTCGGTCGGCTACGTCATCTACTCCATCGCTCACACGGCATTCCACTACGCAAAGATCGAGCCTGGGCATTTCCTCTACCCGCTCAAGCTTCGACACATGTTGCATCACAGGCGCGACGTCAACTTCGGCGTGACGACTTCGCTGTGGGATCGTGTCTTCAACACCGAATCCAAAATCAATTTTCGATAACCCCACAGGAGATCTACAATGAAATACGTTACCCCCGGAACGGTGACTGCCGTTCTCTCGATCGCGGCTGTTCTGTCTGGCGTGTTCGGTAAGCCGGCGCTGGCCCATTTCTTCGATGACCCGACGACCTCCCAGGCCGTCCTCGTGGTCATCGGCAATGTCGGCACGCTGGTGGCCGGTCTGCTTGCCGGTGTGAAGAAAACTTCATGATCGACATCCTGGCAGGCTTTAGCCTGGCCGGAGCTGCCGTTCACTCGGAGAATCCGGCCCAGCTTCTGAGCGACGTGGAGACGCTCTATCACCTGTATGCATCCTCCAAGACCGGCAAGCTGGATTATCACACGATCGACCTGAAGACGGTCATCCAGTCGGCGACTCGTGTTCTAAACGTGGCGAACACGCTGGTCGAAGATCCGGCCCAACTCAAGAACATCACCGAACTCCTAGCTTCACTCTGAAAGAAAGAAGAACCATGACTTTGCTGACCACTCTCGAAAACGTTTGGACGACCACTGAAGCCGATGTCCAGGCGATCGTCGTCAAGTTCAAGGCCGGCATCGCCGTCCTGGAGGCCGACATCAATGCCGTCGCCAAGTGGGTCGCCTCTGAGACTCCCACGATCGTTGCCGATCTCCAGGCGGTCCTGGGCATCGTCGAGGCCGTCGGCGTTGCGTCCAATCCGGACGTGGCTATCGCCATCACGGCTGCGAACACGGCGGTGACTGCGCTGAACGCCTTCGCTGCCGCTTCGAACGCCGGCAAGTCCACCGCGGCTTCGGTCGTGTCGGGCTACGTCGCCGTCAAGACTGCTCAGTCTGCTGCGGCCAGTGCCGCGGCTGCGGCTGCTTCGGCTCCGACCGCCGCTCCGGTTGCTGCTGCCGCATAAGAAACGTCACTTCAAACTGGTCGCGCCTTAACCGGCGCGGCCATTTTTTTATGGGAAAATACATATGACGACGAACCTTGAAGAGTTCAGTGACGAAGACCTCGATCAGTTGGAGCGTCGTAGGATCAGGCGGATGCTGTCGGAATACGACCGAGGACATTGGTTGCTTGGGGCAGCAGTGAAGGCCGTGATGGTTGCCGGCGCATTGGCTGCCGCGGCTGCCGCCATCAAGTCGTTCCTCCTAACGGGAGTGGTCAAATGAGAAAAGGTCTCAGTATCCTGGCGATCTGGACGACTGTGTTCCTCACGGTCGCCCCGATCACCTTCATGGCATGCGATCATGCCTTTGCGGTCCTGATGAGATAATAGGACCGATTTGATACCTACCTACCTACCTACCTACTTGACACGAAGGGTCAACTACCCTACTAACGACACAGTCGATTACCACGCCCCGCCACCGGATGAACCCGCTGGCGGGTTTTTCTTTGTCCAGATTCCAACCCTTCCATAAACAAACAGGTGAACCAATGTCCCGCAATCTCATTGCGGCGCTGGGCTTTATTGCCTTGGCGTCGTGCTCTGCCGCGTCCGAGCCGGTCTTCGCTACCGAGCGATGTGAGGCATCCCAGTACGGGACCGGCGATGGCTATGGCGGCAAGCGCACAGCCTCCGGCGAGATCATGAACCCGAGGGCGCTGACCGCCGCCCACAAGCATCATCCATTCGGTGCCCACCTAACGGTCACCAACCTGAACAACGGCAAGAGCGTCGTCGTCCGCATCAACGACCGCGGTCCGTTCCATCGTGGACGTTGCATCGATCTGTCGCGCGCTGCAGCCAACGCGATCGGAATGGGCGGCACGGCGCCGGTGGAGGTCCGATGATGAAGTACCTCATCGCCGGCTTCGTCATCGGCTTCATCATCATCGGCCCGATCATCATCTTCCTTGGGGCCGTGTTGACGCCATGATCAAGCACTTCCACGTCGCTCTCGTCGGCGCCTTCTTCGCCTTCGTCATCCTCATGATGGCTACGCTCTTCGCTCACGCCGCCGAAGTCTCAGACTACTGCGCGGACATTCGTGCAGCGGTTGCGACAGCTCGTCAGCAGGGCATGACCACCGACGACATCAAGGCCTGGGCACGTTCCCAGGGTGCAACCGAAGACATGATCAAGCAAGCGGAAGCCTGCTTCAAGAAGCATGGGGTGAAGTGATGGACGTAGCAACTATTAAAGGCGCGACCCACAATCCTGGCGCGCCGCTTGGATGGACCGAAGAGAATGGTTCGTGCGGCACGTTACCGATCATCTACCGCAAAGATTCTTACGGCAACAATGAATGCGTCAGCGCATGGAAGCCGACAGCGCAGGACTTGTACATCCTGAACAACGGAGGGTTCGTAATGCTGTCTGTGATCGGTTGGCAAGTTCCGGTCCGTCTCTACACGGCCGGCAAAGGTGCTGCAGCATGATGGATTCCAACGACGTCATCTTCCTCATGTTCCTCTTCTTCATTTTCTACATCTCCACAGGACCCAAATCATGACCACCAAAGTTCACGTTCAATGCCAAGAGAATTCGCACTGGCCCATCGTCGTAATCGTTGAGGATCTCGCCTGGGACCCCGTCGCCAAGAAGATGACAGACGAATGGAAAGAAGCCAGCCGCACTATTCTCGTCCAGGGCCAGCATCTGCCAGACACCTACGTTCACAGCTCTCGTCGGCTGGTGATCGAAGAGGTGCCGGTTTGAGTTGCGTCCACGAAGTCCTCCGCTTCCACCAGGGTGGCTACCGCGTCGAGTGTGCGGTCTGCCATGAGTGGTGGATAGCGGTGAAGATGAAGACCATCACCGAATTCGAACCGGACTATGAGCGGGCCAATGCTGGTCTGAAGCTGAGCGATACCAGGAGCATTACACGATGATTGCGATCGAGACACTTCAACGGGCCGTCGATGCCTACTATGCCTGTGACGAAGACCAGACCATGGCGGCAGCACACCTCGGCCTTTCCCGTGGCGGCATTCAGTACCAACTCAAGAAGGCAGCACTCGCCGGTTTGATGGGAACGGACTATGTCCTTCCTGGATTCCAGATCGCGTCCACCAACACGACCACCGACAAGAACGGCGACGTTGTTCGAACTTCCGTCCGTCAGGTGCCTGAGGTCGGGCCCCAGCTCGAGCTGATGCCGGGCTTCGATATTGCCCGACGGTCCACGCTTGCCGACGGCGACAATAACATCAAGCTGCAGTGGACGATCGAGACCCCAGAGGCGAAGGCCAGACATCTGGCGATGCGGGCCGTTGTCGATGCGCTCAAGGAAGAGATTCCAAGGATGGAACCTTCTCCTCTAATCGAGATGCATCGTCGTGAGGATCTTGCAAACCAGTACACCATGACCGACGCGCACTTCGGCAAGCTGTCGTGGGGCGAGGAGACGGGATCGGACTATGATCTGAAGATCGCCGAGCAGATGTATCTCGACTGGTTCTCAATGGCCATCAGACTGTCTCCGGACGCCTCGACGGGCATCCTGGCCCAACTAGGTGACCTCCTGCATTACGACGCACAGATCAGCGTCACCCCGACGCACGCGCACGTCCTCGACTCCGACAGCCGACTCCAGAAGATGATCCGCGTCATCATTCGGGTCTTGCGCCGGATGGGCAAGATGATGCTCGACAAGTATGAGCGCGTCCACTGGATCATGGCTGACGCCAATCACGATCCGTCGGGCGAGGCATGGCTCAGAGAAATGTTTGCCGCGTTCTTTGACAACGAGCCGCGGCTCACGGTCGATCGCTCGCCCAGCTCCTACTACGCCTACGAGTTCGGCTTGACATCGTTGTTCTATCATCACGGACACAAGCGCGGACCAGGACAAGTCGATGACGTGTTCGCCAGCCGGTTCCGTGAAATCTACGGGCGAACGAAGTTCTCGTATGCCCATCTCGGTCATCGTCACTCGGATGCGTTACTGACCAAGAACCTGATGAAGGTCGAGCAGCACGAGACGCTGGCGGCACCGGATGCGCACGAGTCCAACGGCGGATGGCCAACCGGTCGCTCAGCGAAGGTCATCACCTATTCGAGGCACTTCGGTGAAGTGTTCCGCAACACCATGACGCCTGAGATGATTATGGGGTCGGATCAATGAAAATCTGCGCCATAGATGGATGCGAGCGCAAGCATTACGCGCGAGGATACTGCAATCCACACTACAAGAGATGGTGGAGGCACGGTGACGCCTCTGCCGGTGGTATCGACAAGGGCGAGGCTCGTCGCTGGGTCGATGAAGTGGCGATACCTTATGACGGCAACGAATGCCTAACGTTCCCATACGGGAAGGCACACGGTTACGGACGCATCAACATCGATAGCGAACCGATGGATGTTCACGTCTTCATCCTTCAGTGCGTCAAAGGAAAAAAGCCCTCGCTGTCGCATGAGGGTTGTCACAGTTGCGGCAATGGTCACGAGGCGTGTGTCAATCCCAATCACCTCTATTGGGGCACACGATCACAGAACAACCTAGACAGATGGCGCCACCACAGGGAGCTAAGAGCATGAAGATGGATTACGATACGGGCAAGAGCCTGACGCTACAGCTTCGCAACGCTGCGATGATCGAGCGGGACACCAAGGTGAAGGGTCGGATGCTTGCTGCGGCTGACCAGATCACCAAGGCCATCCATCTGTTCAAGGCGCACCCCGACGGCGAAAGCTTGTCAGACCTTCAGGGGCTCTGGTCGAACGGCATCCGGATCCTGAACTCGGCCACGGATCCGAACATGATCCCTGGTGGTCAGGCCGGCACTGGCACGATCGAGATGGAAGCGATGGCAGCATGAGCGCCCTCATCTTCTGCCTGGTCGTCATCGGGATCTATGCAATAGCCAACTGGAGGTCGCTGTGACCGACGAGGAAATCTACGGCTTGATCGATGAGGGGTACGAGTTCGTTGGCGTAGAGACTCACTTCGTCGATCCGGTAACCAAGACGGTCTACCTCAACCTGATCTTCCAGCCGCCGACCGAGTACACGTTAACCTTCACCATTCCGGAGCCGTCATGACCTACAAACCTCCATACCCGTTCGTCGAGATCGTGTGGGACGACGCATCATCCAACAGCGAGAGCTGGACCTCGATCAAGGACATCGCCGCGCCGGAACAGGTGATCACCCGCGGCTGGCTGGTGAAGGAAACGGACAAGGCTGTGTCGGTCGCGGCGTCCGTATCGAACGAGGATCTCCATGAAGAGGTCGTCGGCAATACAATGACGATTCCTGTTGGCATGATCGTTTCGCGGCGGGAGCTGACGCTGTCGACGAAGAGGGGGAAGAAATGAGAGACATCACTATGCGCCGGTCTCGATGGATCGGATCAAGCAGATCATGAGGGAGAGGTCATGATCCTCCAAGCCGCGATCGTCTTCTTCACCCTGTTCGCCCTAGACGTCGTCTGGGCGCGGTACACCCTATATCTCAACGGCGGGCATCGGTGGCGTGCCGGCGGGTTAGCAGCCGCAATCATCGCGCTCGGATCATTCTCCACGATCAACTACGTCGACAATCACTGGATGATCATCCCGGCGATGGCGGGGGCGTTCTGCGGGACGTGGATCGGGACTAAGGCTGCCCCAATTTCTGGTTAGACACTTCCGGCTACTCGATGGGCAACGTCGGGTTGTTCCTGATGGCTTGAGAGAAAATCCCCACACTATCGCAGGGGGCTCGGTCAGATCAGGACAAGACGTAGGCCGTTCATAAACCGTCTCCACAGATGCTACCCGGACGATCGGACATCCACAAAGAGGTATTACCCATCGGTGGCTGCTGAGGTAAGAGCCTCCCTCTGACTGCTGAGAGTTTTTTGCCACAACCCAGCTAGGCGGTTGGAATTTTTTATCAGCAAAATAGTATCGTAGCAATGACCCGTCAGGCAGACCTCTTTTAGGTTAGGAACTATTCGAAATAGCCAAGTGATTTCAGTGGGCGTTTTGGGTCTTTTGGGTCAGGTTAGGAACAAAAAGATCAATGATATCAACGTTATAAGGTAACGTTAAATTAACTAACGAGATTTTAAGTAATTGATTTTGCTGTGATTTTAGAGACGAAAGTTCCTAACCTTTCAAAGGTTAGGAACTTCTGTTCTCTTTTTCGACCTACCGGCCACCCCGCCCAAGGCCATCTTCTTCTGCTCGGCGGCCTTGGTATAGTGCTCGATCTCGCGCAGGGTCTTGTGGCCCGACCAGGACGCGATCTGGTGCGTTGAAAATCCCAACTCGGCCATCCGCCGCATCGAAGCTTTCCTCAACCCATGGGACACACAGCGGTCTGGTAGGCCGGCCGCCTCGATCGCCTCGCTCATGACCAGAGACAGGGATCCGACCGTCATCGGGGATCCGGTACGCTCGGCGCCGACGATGGCCAGACCCCTGGCCGGGTACGCCTTCATGGCGGCCTCGAGCTGCGGCAGGATCGGGATATGGAGCTCGGTCCCGGTCTTCTCCTGGACGACGCGGATCGTACCGTCTGTAATGTCGGTCCTGCTCATGGCGGCGACGTCACCGATGCGTTGGACGGTGCAGAGCAGGGCTTCGTAGGCTAGGCGCTGACGTGTCCCCAGCGGCCATTTCTGCTCGAACTGGGCAAGCTCCTTCTCGGTCCAGCAATGATGCTCCCCCATCTCAAACGATTCCATCCTCGACGCCGGGTTTGAAGCGACCACCCGATGCTTGACGGCGAACGTCATCAGCCGACGCAGCACCGCCTTCGTCAGGTTCGCCATAGCTGGATGCTCTCCGGCTATTTTCTCGATGATTCTCTGGACGGCTTCCGGCGTCATCATGTCGACACCGCGGTGTCCGTGGTCCGAGGACAACTTGTTGAGAACCGTTCGGTAGGTGCGCTGGGACGACGCCTTGATGTTCTTGGTGAACCAGGGCGAGGCATAGAAATCGTCCACCAGTTTGGCGAACGATCCGTTGACCTGTTGCTTTATCGGAGCCGGCTGATCGGATAGATATGCATTGTACTGCTCCATGAACTCAGTGGAGCCGGGCTTCCCAGACAGTGGCAGGTTTTTGCCGCCCTTGCGCCGGAAGTAGCGATGGAGATTTCCGTGCCGGTCGCGATACTCGTTGATGTATTTCAACTTGATCTGGGCCATCAGACATCCTCCCACCCCGCCAAGGCTTTACTGTGCCGCTTTGTCGGACGACTATCAACATCCCCATTCTCAATAACTATAGAACCGTCCGGCTTGACTGTGATGGATCCGACGCGCAGCCCGGCGCTCTCGGCCCCCTTGATAGCCTTCCGGACCTGGGCCTGGGTGAATGTTGCTGGGCGGGTCATGAGGTCGACGGGTGTGTGGAGGAAATCGAGTATGGGCAACCCGGCTCCGTGCAATACCCGCGTCGGTGCTGCTCCTGGCAAATGCATCCGCGACCTGCCGGAGGCAGCCGTGATGTCTCAGCCTGATCCTGCTTCCAGTCGGGATCGGTCTGGCGAGGTGTGGAGGAAATCGGGGATGACTTGCGAGGAAAAAGCTTGTCGATCATCGTCGCCAAGCCCTGCGCCTCGTGCTTGCTCAGAAACACGCACGACCGCCAAGGCTTATCCGGCTCGTGTAGGGCCAGCGAGATCCCTTCGCGGTATGGCTCGCCTCGATTGTCATAGGATACGACAAGCTGGTCGCCTTCCTCCGCATCGAAGGTGATGTGAGTTTCGTTCCTTTCCCGAACCTTCATTTGCCGCTCCCGCAGTGAGCCGATGAGAGCGCCAGTGCCCTGCGAGCTATGCTCCCGCCGTCGCGGGTTGCATCAAGGCGGTAGTAAAGCCCTTCCGGCTGATACTTGTCTGGGTCTCCCTCAAAACGTTGGTTCGGTCCCGAATACCGCGTAGGGTCGGCGTAGAACTCAAGCGCTTCGCGCAATGGCTCCGGCGTTTGTTGGGCAGGATCGCTACACCCTTTGTAATTCGGGCAGGTGCTTGGTAACCAGTCGGTTTTTGCCAATTCGCCGTACCACATGCTTTCGCATCGGTGGCAAAGCCATTCACCTTTATCGCTCCCTTGGCGTTCGCACGTCATTCTGCTGCCTCGCGAAGTTGGATGCGAGACACGGTCAAGGCAGCGCGCCCAATGTATTCGGAATAAGCTGGCGGAATCGCTTCGTTGATCTCAGCCTTGGACATCCAGTCGATACCCATGGCGCTGCTTGCCGCGGCCAAGGTGCAGTTGCCGCCGCCCGTCACCTGGACAAAATCAACGTTCTCGTCCGTCTTGCCGAAATGAGATTTGCGCTTGTCAAAGGTGTGGACCTTCGGGTGTTTGCCGTGCGGCGGCTGCTCGATCGGGAAATTGGCCTCGAACATCCGATGCCGCAGGACGCGCAAGCCGGGGAACATCGTTCCGCACAAGACCACAGTCGGCTTGAGCGGAGCGCCCTCGACGTTTTCGATCGTATAGAGGCAGCCAGACGCGATCAGCTTGGCCCGCATGGGCTCGATTAGGTCCGGCCAGTCCTCGGCATTCCCGTTTCGCTTGGCGAGGTCTGAAAAGCGCTGACAGGGAGGACTCGCCCAGACCAGATCAAACCGGGCAAACTCAAGCGAAGTCGCATCTGCCTGGATGAAGGGAAAAGGGTAGCGGGGCTGGTTTTTGATATCCACGCCAACCACCTGATAGCCAGCGCGAGACAGGCCTTCGGCGACGCCGCCTGCGCAACAAAACAAGTCGAGCGCGAGGGGCCTGGCGCTTCCAGGATAAAACTGAGCCTCCGTCATGACCGCGCCCTCCGACACGGCTCGCACTGGGATCGGCACTTGCCACAACCGAAGTCTTCGCTCTCGCACATGAAGGCAGGCTCTGGCGAAGCGAAGACCTCCGCCAGCCGGACTTCGACCGACGGCCTGTCGAAGTTGTGGCGTCCGTAGTCCACGTTGGTGGCAACGATCATGAACTTGGTGCCAAGGATATCTATCGTCTGGCCGGTACCGTTGTGTTCGCGAAGCTTGTTCTCGAGTTGATAGGGCAGACCATCGAACTTCAGAGTGGCGTTACTGGTCATTGCCGGCGGCACGAATTGTCGCGTGACGTCCACGTCCACGTAGGGAAACCCATCAGACTTCATGATCAACCTCCGAGCGCTTCACCGACACAGCACCGCAGCCCGCAAGACAACACCACTTGCCGTTGTTGGATCCGTAGTGCTTCTCCAGCTTCCACCATCCCATGTTGTGCGTGCAGCAGAGATTGCAGATGGTGCTGTGGTCGTGGTCGTACATGAATGATCCTGTGCCGTGACACTTCGGGCAGTCCGGCTTGGCGTTGAGTTTGGCGTTGTCGAATGAGGTGTTCATGGAAACACCTGCTCCAATCTGGACTCGAGCTGGGCGATGCGGACCTTGGCCTCGCTCAGCCTCATCTCTGTTTCTGACAACGCATGATCATACATCGACACCGGACTGTGGCCGGATCCCATCGAGTGGTGATTGACATAATCCCCGCACATGCAAGTCATCTTTGCTTCCATCTGCTCTAGCATTTTGGCTACCGGTTCGACGGCCTTCTTCGGGACGATGCCGACAGTGGCAATCATAGCTTGACCGAGTCCGTGCGGCCCCGGCCTTGAATCGAACTGGATCTGACCAGAGTTCTTCATGGCATTGGCAAGGTTCATCACCAGATGATTCTGAATGCCTTCAACGTAACGAGGATCCTTGGCGTAGCTTATGTCCATTACGCTCTGATTCCGCACGACCTCAAGCCGGCTGTGACCTGGCCTGCACTCCGGACACGGGTATGAGCGGGATGATTCCCGCACCATCGACGGCACTACGAAGGTTGGACCGAAGCCCAAGGTCATTCTATCGCCACGTTCATGCACCCTCACGGCAATTTCTCCGCGGCCCTCGCAGACTTCGCAGTAGAGTCGAGGACCTCTCGTCGCTGCATCGTAATACATCGACATTAGTATCCAAACGTTCCGGCGGTTAGACCGGAGATGTATTGATGATCGTCATCGATCTTATCCTTGAGCCTCTGGATCTCCGCGCGGGCATCCTGCAGATCCTGAGCAAGCGTCAGAATCATCCCGTCGCCGGTGCAGTCTCGCCACTCCTCGCCGTACCGTAGCGCGCGCATGCCTCCGGTCGAGTCCTGGATCACGGTGTACTTTCCGTCGTCCGTGGAGACTTTCATGAGGGGTACATATCTCTGAGACAGATACACGCTGCCTCCAGCTCTTTGATGCGGAGATTAAGCCGATCATTCTCCGCACGGACTGCAGCGAATTCCCTGATGCCGACAGTGTTCGCAACCTCAAGCACATGAACGTGTTGCTTGAGGTTCTCGATCATTTCGTGCAGCATGTCGCACAACTCTGGGCTAGTCTGGAGCACTGTCACGGCGGCGCCGATGGCGACGACGATCTTGCCGGCCTCGACCAGGCGCTCACAGTCGACACGGAAGGCTGGACCATAATCGTGCCCGCCGGGATACGGATTTCCGATCCATGTCATGACCATGCCGTCGATGATGGCTTGTTGTTCGTTGGTCATGATTCACATGCTTATCCGGTTCACGCACACACCCCTGCATCTTGTGTCTCCTTGATATGAGCCAAAGCCGCGCGACCAATGTATTCGGCATAGGCTGGCGGGATTGCCTCGCTCAATTCGCCGAGCGTCATCCAATCAATGCCCATAGCCTCGGAAGCCGCCGCCTTGTGGCCTCCGCGCCAAACGTCGCGCGTCCCCCGGCCGCCAGCGGACGCCGCTCTACGCCTCGCGTGGCCGCCGTAGACCCCAATTACGGGGTGCCGAGAATGAAGGTGCGCCAGTTGAGGGATGGGGAAATTGGACATAATCAGCCGGTGGCGTTGCAATTCGCAGTTTTGCGCGCCAAGGCCAAACATCGACCCGCAAAGCAGGATCGGATTTTCCATATCCCATGCAGCCGCCTCGACATTTTCGATCGCCCACAGCGCGTCTTTCGGCATCCGGGCGCGGAATTGCTGGATTTGTTGCGGCTTACCCTTGGCCCCCGGCGCGTGCCTGAGAGCCGTGTAGCCCTGACAGTGAGGGCTGGCCCAAACGAAGTCGAAACCGTCCAGCGGATAGGTCAGTGCGTCGGCTTGATGGAACTCAAACGGGTAGCGCGGCTGCGGTTCGATATCGACGCCAATCACGTCGAAGCCCGCACGATGCAAGCCGACGGATACGCCGCCAGCCTTGCAACACAGGTCGAGAGCCCTTGGTTTTGTTCGCATCAACATCTAGTGGCTTTCGTCATTTGTGTGCGGCAACCGGATAAGCATGATGATTCATACTTCCTTTTCAGGGCAGCCAACTGCGCCATCTCTTGGTTACGCTGCTGCTGAATCGATCTTTGTCGGTTGGCGAGTTTAGCCTCTTCGTAGATACGCCGCTTCTCTGCCTGCCAAATCATCAGGTCGTCGTCCGACATGGACAACAGATCCGCCGGAAATGAGATGCTCTGCTCCTCGATAGAGGTGGAATCGTAATAGCCGCTGTGAACCTCCGGCCAGGAGAGAACAGCCTCTCCGCCATCGATCTTGAGCTGAGCGAAATCATCGTGAGCCGACGAGAAGTATGGAGCCGACCCGATTATCTTACGGGCACGGGCGAGCAGGGTTTCGTAGGCTTCGATGGCTTGTGGTTCGTTGGTCATACCTTCGTCCTCTCCAACAGCTTCTCGATCTCAGTCCGCAGGAATATCTCTCCGCTGTCCATCTGTTCGGCGCGGGCTATGGAATCTCGCGCGAGTTGACGGACTTCGGTCAGGACGATCTCGGCATCGACATCTCCCTCAAATGACTCCGGAGACATCTGGGAGAGCTGATAGAGGGTCGCGTACATGATGGGATTCATGATGCACTCCTGATCCGACGAGCCAGCGTCACGACAGACTGATCACTGCACGCATAGAACTCGCTGTCGCAATCCGTGTTGACGAAACCGAGTTGCTCGGCCGCCTCCAGAACGAAGTGATCCTTCTCGGTGAAGTCTTCACGCTTGACGAGAATTTGGGATGGCCATGGGACACCGGGACGCAGTGCCTTGATCGCCGCCTCCAATGTCTCGATGTCGCTCTTCCAAACGCACATGTGCGGATTGGACGTCTTCATGATCCAAAGGATGTATTCCAGGCGCTCGATCAGAGATGCTCTCATTGTCCCATCACCAGATCCCAGGACGCTAACCCGTGCGTCAGGTAGTTGCGAAGGGCCGCGGCTCCCTGGGCTACAGTCGGATCGCCGGAGTAATCGTAGAAAAGATCTTCGAGGTCGGACGGGATGTCCGGTCCGCTGAACTTCACGTTACCGACCAGCTCGGCTGTCCCGCCGATGCAGGCTGCTGTTCCACAATCCTGCGTGGCGTTCCAGACGGCCATATTGAAGTGACCGGTGTAGGTTTCGCTTTCTCCGGTCATATGGTTCAGATTTTCGCTATCGATATGAATGATCTTCCCGGCCTCCATCAGGTCGAGCGTCTTGACGAGGGCAGCGTGCCGCTCCTCGGTGATCCGCAGTTGCTCTTCAGTCTTGAATTCGATCATGCGTCCTCCAGTTGTTTGGTGCCGGGATCGCCAGACGAGCAACGCCAGCAACGGTGGCATGATGCCGAAGTGCGTTACGAAAGATCCGATGGATGGCGTAAAGCCGTAGCCCGCCGTTCCCCAGATGGCGAATGCGATATAGGTCGACCAATGCTTCAGGCGAAGTTGATCAAGCTTGTCGTGGATATCGTCTGAGAGCATGTGGTCCTCTGGAATTGGTTGGGAGGAATGCGGGGCGACTGGTCGCTCACCGAGCTGTAAGACCGGTCGCCCCCACCCCTCGGGGGTTACTTTACGTCGAACGTCAGTTTGGTCGACGCATCCCAGTTACCGGCGCCACGATCGAGGACACCGACAACATCACCGTCATCGGTGTGCGCGACAATCGATCCTGCAGTCTTGCAGTAGCCGTCGAACTTGTTGGCATCCATGATCGCGATCGACGGCCCCGCAGGTATCGTGAAGTCGTTCTGCTGCTTGTAAGAACCGATGCCGAGCATCGTCCAGGTGTCGCATGTGATCGACGTGATCTCGGATGGCGTGTAGTTGACGACAACGACCCATTGCGTACCGACCAAGTGGTCAAGGCGAGTCTTGATCTTGACGTGATCGGCGGCGGATGCGGGAAGAGCCATAGCGGCGAGAGTAGCTAGAGCGAAGAGCGTACGTTTCATTTTTAGACTCCTGTTTCAACCCGGTGACCGACCGGGACGGTTTTAGTTTCAGATCTCCACGTCACCGGAAGACGCATAGCCGGCGTTGTAGATAGCGTCTCCGAGCAGACGACGAAGGTTGTCTTCACCCCTAGCGTGGCTATCCTCAAATCCTGACCCATCACCGCCGCGAAGCACTTTGGGCATCGCTTCCAGCCATCCGAGTTCAGATTCATTTTTCGTTGGTGGGTCGGGCATTTCAATGCAACACCAACTGCATCCAGACGACTCCCATCGCGAAGAAGAAGATGGGCCAGAACCATTTAGAGTTGAGCATTGTATTGAACCCTGTCCGTTCGCCCGGAATACTGTCGCCCAACCTTGATGCCTTCGCGTTGCAGCACCTTCTCAATGGTACGGTTATCGAAGTACCCGAACCGCTCGGAGATCACCGACACCTCGACGCCGGCTAGACGGAGCGTCACGACTTCCTTGATGTCTTCTGGATTTAGGTATCGCTTCTTCAACTTCTCTCTCCAATAAAACAGATCATCAGGGTGGCGGCCTTCGCCCTCTTTATTTTAAAACCCCATGGCCACCACCCCTTAGACCTTCTTGCTGTAGGCAAGATAAGTATTGTTCAGCGAACGCATGTGAGCTGAACTATACTTAGCCGCTCCTGTGGGGTCGAAAGCACCAGGTTACGGCTATTCGTGAATTAGACATCCGTCAGGGCGATGACCTTCGCTCTTACCCATGGTCATCGCCCCTCGGGATAGTTCGCATACCCATGCGAACTCGGCCGCATGGCCGTACGAAGCCGCTCCTGTGGGTCTTGAGCACCAGGTTACGGCTATTCGATACAGAGACGCGCGCTACATACCCCTGTGTCTGCGTCTGACACGATATCTTCGACTACGCTTCGTCGAAGCCAGGGCTCCTGTGCTAGACCGCGCCTCCGTTCCTCTTACGCCGCAGGCGCCATTGCCATTGGAGAGGCCAACAGAACCTTGGCTTCCTCGGCGTCTGCAGTCATCGCCGCACGCAGTTCGCGACGCTTCTTGTTCTTCTCGATGTCCTGCATCTTGGCGATCATCTGGGCTTCCATCGCCAGGGTGTTCTCGTGGTCAGCCTTGTCGAACACACCGGCGACCCACTGGAGCTGCGTCGGAGAGTCGGTGTCGACGGCAACATCAATCTCGGTGACCTTGCAGATTGTAAAACCGAATCGAGTTTTGGTCGGAACGACGACCAAATCATCCTTCTTAATGGTGTGGTCGAGCGTCTTGAAGACGAATCCACCGTTAGCGTCGGGGCTTCCAGTAGGCGCGTTTTCCGGTTTCTCGTAAGCCGCTCGGATGGCCCGAACGTTGTCGTTGAGGACGAAAACTGCAGTAGAGTAGTTCATGGTGGTGGTTACTCCTGGTTGGTTAGATCGCTCGGATGAGCATGGTTGCGACGTAGTGCTTGGTGATCAAGCCGGCGCGTAACAGAGCGTCGGCAGTCTTGTTGTCGTGGATCTCGACTTCGTATCCGTCAGGAGATCTGGCCTTGTTGAGCGCGTAGTCTGCTCCGCATTGTTCGAGAGCTTCACACCGACCTTTGCCCATGTGCGCGCAGCCATCTGACAGGATGCAGGGCATGTGGCCGTTGGGGGGAGCGAAGGACGTCTTGAGATCCCGGTTCAGGATGCCGGATTGATTCATGGGTTCATCATCCTGAACTTTTCGTCATCCGTTCGATGAACCCACCCGCACCGGATTGTCCAAAGGATCCAGCCGCCATGGGGCCACTTCACCCAGTACATCACCCCGCAACCTCCTCCGGCTGACGATCAGCAACGAACTCGCGGATCCTGGTTGCGACGTCCAGCTCCGCATCGGCACCTTTGGTGAGGTCGTACGAGTCCGGCGAGAAGAGGTGACAAGCCTCGCTGTGAAGAATTTCAAACAGCTTTCCTGCGGCTTGGTATCCGGTGACCATGAAGTCCTTTCCCATGATAGCCGGGATGATTAGACTCGTATCGTCACCGCTGCGCCCTCGATTAAACAACCCAAACTCGTCGAAGGCTCCGGACAGCACAGCCAGACCCATTGCGCATGCGTGAGTACCGCAAGAGAGGCTAACGGCAGAACCGGTCTCTGCCTCTCCCCAGACGCCGAGATCGAACTTGATCCCCTTCGGATTGATAGCGTCGGCTTCCAGCAGCTCGGCCAATTTTATGAGACGATCAGCGTGCATCAGAGTTTCTCCTCGATGTAGGTTGCGATTTCGGCGAAGGACTTGCCTTTATCGTTCATGGCCATGAGTTCGGCGCTCTCTCGCAGGATCCCCATCTCGATCGAGAAAGTGGCGCTCAAGCGACCGCTCAGTGTGCTCTCGTCCAGACCGCCATAACTCAGGTGAATGTCGCCAATCATCGGGACCATCCGCCCATCGTATCCGTTACCCCCGGCCCAATGGACTCCGGGCTGGATGTCAGCGAGGACGCCGAGGCAGCAGTAGCCGCCGCCGTTCTTTGTGTGCAGATGGCTGGTGCACTGTTCGTACTTGCCGGAACGGAGCGCGGCGACCCATTCGGTTTTCTTCTGTGGATCCATGGCCATCAGAGTTTCTCCTCGATGTAGTCGGCGATCTTGGCGAAGGAGTGCTTGTGGTGTTCACGCAAGCCGTCGTTTCGCGAATAAAGCTCGCTCACGGCATCAGAGCCGACCTCCCCTCCACCGAGAAGGTCTTCGATGGGCTTGTAGCCAACGACCACCCCGTCAACCACGACAGCATTGGAGGCGTCGTGGGTGACGCCATACGATTGTTTCTCCAGCTCGAGTCCAGCGACCTGGCACAGGACGCCGAGGCAACAGAAGCCTTTGCCTCTGCTGAGATCTCCTCGCGCCTGTTCGTATTCACCGGAGCGAAGGGCGGTGAGCCATTTGGATTTTAACTCTGGATTGAGTTTTCCGAAAAGCATTGGTTTTCCCCTAGATTAAACAGGCGATGACGAAGGCACCGATGAACGCAATGAGAAGAGAAAGAGTGAAGTCGCTCATGAGATGACTTCCATCTCATTTGCCTGCTTGATGGCGGATGCGATCTCACGCAGCCGGTTGAGGCGTTTCCCCGGACCGTTCCATGCGTTGGCCAGGATTAGATGAACGTCAGCGGCCAGGTTGTTGGGAACGGCGCCCGATATCAGCGCAGCGGTGATGGAGTCTTCGAGTTCAATGACTTCATCCATAGGATGCATCCAATCGAGCCAGACGAATGGCAGCGAACTTCGCATCGGATGCAGTCACCAGCCCGGCCGGGTCTCCGTGCAGATCGACGCGAACGTTCCCTTCGATCATGGCGCGCAGATAGGTCCGCCCGCCGACGTAGTTGCCGATCGCGGCTCGGGTCCGCTGACGATTGAGATGCGGATGAGCCTTGATCACTTCCTCGTAGATCCCAACCATCAGAGGAAACTTGGCTTGACCGAAGCCGCGGAACGCCATCGGGAAAAGCCCGTTCAGCTTCATCCGCATGTCCATGTTGGCGCGATGCAGAACCTTGCGACGCGCAACAGCGGAGTTGGGAGTAGGTGAGGGGACGAAGTCGTGCGGGAGGTTCGGATTGAATTGCATGTTCATGAGACAGTCTCCAATGGGTGGGGAAGCAACTGGCCAACGGCCTTGTGAGCATGGATGCTTTGGCCTCCCCTGGGCTTGCGCCCGTTCGTGTTTTTGGAGGTGGCATCCGTCATTTGGCCTTTCGGCAGTCGAGACGTGGCCACCTCCGCGACTTTCGCCGCATTCGTGTTTTTGGAGGTGGCAGAACCAGTCCGGCCTTTCGGCACAATGTGAATGGCCACCTCCGCGACTTTCGCCGCATCTGAATTTTTGGTGTCGGCACGTCTAATACGGCCTTTCGGCAAGCCGCGAAGGGCCGACACCGCGCCCGTAGGCGTATCGATGTAACGATGGGAGACGGGCAGCGGATACATAGCCAGTTCAGGCATGCCGGGGACGGCCCGTCTCCACGCTTGCCAAAGATGCTTCAGCAAACGTTTTTCCATGTATCTCTGCGAACGAAGATGAATCTGTCCGTCCGAGATAAATAGCTCTCGAGTCTTCGCGGGGATCTTCGCGGCCGGCGCCACGGTCAGACCGTTGGCAACGGCGCGTTCGCGCTCGTAGTCTTTCCGAGCCAGATAGGCCGTGCGATACGGACCCGTCTGGTTTCCCTTCATCAGCGTATCGCCGATATTCCACATCCGAGATCGACGGATCGGGCTGTAGCCGTGTTCGATCCAGAGATCCTTGCCTGACGTCTTCTTCAAGCCGCCCTGGCGCACGCCGTCCATCACAGCGAGGCCCATACGCTTCCACAACTTGGAATGCGACGAGTAGTGGTTGAGATCGCCAGCTTCACCGACGATGACAGCCAGGGACACGGCGCCGAACCCACGGATGGATTCACCAAAGGAAGACCAGACCGGAAGCAGTTTGGCCAAACGCTCCATTTCCTTATGCGCAATCTTCTCGAAATCATCCGTCAGTTTGCGCGCGTTGATGGCGACCAGGATGATAGGACCGTAGTTCTGGAATTCTTCGGTGTCGGACAGATCGTGCGGCTTGCCCTTGGCGAGTTTCTCACCGCAATCAATCAACTGATCAGCCTGGGTCGCTATCCGCTTACGATCCTCGTCCGGAAGATCCTTGCGCCAGCCGAGCCACGAACGGAGACTTGACCCGAGCGAGAGATCCGCACGCTTGCGGTTTTCCATGGCGAAGCAACGCTTGCGATGCCAGTCACGAATGCTGTCGATGATCTCAGAAGACATTGGTCTTCTCCATGGCGCGACGAACAATATTCTGCATGTCGGCCGGTTTGAGAGCGTGACGAAGTAGCGTGTTGCCTGGCAGGTTGGCGTATTTCAGCTTTGCCCTACGTGCTGCCCCGAGCAGCACGAGACCTTCGTGAGTCATATTCTTGCCGGCACGAAGGGCATTAGTGATCGTCCAGTCGCCAATAGACAGACCGTCGATTTTCATGGTGTCCATGACGGTGAGAGCGATCTTCTTCGCATTATCGGCGCCGATTGATCGTTGCTGTGCAGTCGGTTCGCGAGCGATGAAGGTGACAAGACGGTGTGAAGGTGAGGAGGCACCTATCGATTGGCCTTGCGGCACCTTAAACTTGGCCTCCTCACCTTCATTTGTGTGTCGGGGTTGGGCAGATTCAACCTGGCCGCAGTCGGCATCGATGTCTTGGCCCTTCCCCGACATTTCTACGGCGCGATCAAACGCGCCAACCCATTGAGCGCGCTGACCGCCCGCTAAAATGAAATTCGCTGCAACTGTGAGAAGTTGTTCGTTAGGTGAGATGATCCCGTGCATCAGAAATTCTCCTCATTGGTGATCGTGCCGGGCACAATCCAGTAGGAGTAGGAAGGCCAAGAGGCGTGGCCGTAGAAGACCATCTTGCAGAAGTTGGCCCAGCAGTAGCCGGCGCCGTATTGAGGGTGAGACTGCTCCATCACCCATCAACCCTTCAAAATCGAGCGGATGGTGGAGACGCGAGTCTGGCTCAAACCATCTCGCGGATTGCTCTCGAGATGCTTCTCGATTCCGGCGAGCTGCTTAGTCATTCGCCGCTGGAGCGAAGAGTTCGCACAGGTATTGATGATTGGTTGGACCGTCTTCCCGGCAACGACGCGCGGGTGAATGCTCTGTTGGTCTTTAGCCATGTGATGCTGTTTCCCCTCGTCGAGTTCTTCCCGACGAAGAGATACCTACCTACCTACTTTTGATTCGGCAACACCAAATAGGTAGGCAGGCAAAAATAATTTGGGAAAGTTGGAATCACCGTAAAACTACGGTATGCGACGAACATGACTGTTGATCACGATCTTGTTTGCTTTAGGAATATTGCGCTGCGGAGGAAACCTTTAGACGGTTGAACCGTAGTTCGTGGCAGGACTGTGCCCGTAGCATGGTGCCGAAACGACGAAACCCCCGGCCTGCGTGAACAGGTCGGGGGCCCAGTCGAAAAAAATCCAACGGTTGTTTAGTATCTAGCCGGCTCAGACCCGGCCCAAACGTGGCACACGGGCCATTCCTCTCGCTTTAGTTCAATGACTTCGCTGTCTGGTAAGAACCGGCTGACAAACCACGTCTCTTCGCTGAAACGCTGAAGCTTGCGTATAACGGCGAGCGAGTCGCAGTCAACCCCACTGTGGAAGATACAAGTATCTCCGTCTGCTGGAGCTTTATCAGGATTGAAGTAGACCGTCTCCCCGTTTTCTATTCTCGGAGCAGAATCGTTCCCCCTAACAATTATTCCGTACCCATTGCGAGAATTCATTAAGTGCGGTGGTCTTTGTTCCGCTTTAACTGCAGCCTTATTCACGATCAGAGCGCCTCCACTGCGGTCCTGCTCGGTCCCGTAGACCGGCAAATCAGCCGCGCCGTAGATCTGGGCCGGTAGGTAGACATCGTCAAGTGAATTATGTCGAGGATCAGACGAAGGTTTGTTTTGAATGAGGACTAAATTTTTTTGGGTTAATGATTTGCTGGTTTTCGATTTAATTTGAGTCAACTTCTTGACTGGATTGACAGGCTTAAACGTCCCCGTCGAAGAATCGAATGTGTGAAGCTCTCGCCCTTTGTTGAATTTGGCTCTGTCACGCAGCTTGTTGCGATTCGGTGGATTAGTATCCGGACCGGACACTACCGACAGAGGTAGGCCAAGGATGTGGGACAGCGTCTTGCTGTCACGTTCGTCGAACCCCTCATGGCCACCGACGCCCTCCCTGAAGAACTTCTGTATGTAGTTGTGAGACCTCGGGACACCGTTCTCGTCTTTGAGGGCCAGGGATAATGCCTTCCAAGACAGTCCCAGCTCATCACAACGATCAAAAATCTTGTCGCCGTTCATTGCGCAAACATCCTTTTTTAAAATATTCCTGCCTTACGGAAAAATTTATAGCAGGCAGGTAGGTGGTAGTCAAATAGGGTTTGACACTGCCTACCGATTCGCCTACCTATTTGCCCACACGCCGAATCAGTAGGTAGGTAGGCAATGACAATCATCTACATCATCACAGGTTGGCTTCTCCTGAACGTCGCATTCGTCGCGATCCGTTGGAACGCAACCCGAGAGAAACCCCGGTCCCTCAATTTGAGGGCTTCATCATGAAACGGGTCGCACTCTATCTCCGCGTATCGACGGGCGAGCAGACGACCGACAACCAGATGCTCGCACTGACGGAGGTCTCCGCTCGCTCGGGATGGAAGATCGTCAAGATTTTCCAGGACGAAGGGATCTCAGGATCGAAGGGCAGGGACAAGCGCCCAGGTTTGGACGCGCTGTTGAAGGCCGTCAACTCGAAAGAGTTCGACATGGTGGCAACGTGGTCAGTCGATCGCCTGGGGAGATCGTTGGTCGACCTTCTCGGTATCCTTCAGGCATTGCATGACAAAGGTGTGGATCTTTTTCTGCATCAGCAGGGCCTGGATACCTCGACAGTCGCCGGTCGGATGATGTTTCAGATGCTCGGCGTCATCGCTGAGTTCGAGCGCGGCATGATCCGCGAGCGGGTCATGGCCGGGCAGGCTAGGGCAAAAAAAGATGGCAAGCATATCGGTCGGAAGTTTTCCGACATGACGACCGACGCCGACATCAGGCGCTTACGGGCCGAGGGATACGGCAAGATCAAGATCGCCAAGACGCTCAAGGTGGGCGTCAGCACAGTTCAACGAGTTCTGGGGAAATAGGGGACACATGATCACTAACTGCAACACTTGCGGCAACTACACTGTGCGGATCGGAAAAGAGATTGCCGGCGCGCGGACCATGATCGCCAAGATTCGATTGGACAAGTCTGGCCACTCTCAGATCGCCTCCATCCGACAGCTCAAGCTAGAGGTGGATTTGCTCCTCGCGAGTCTTCGATCGGATGATACGATCCCGACTGCAGACAATAATCCTCGCGCATTAAGTGTGGTCGCCTAACATGTCAGCCACACATCGTAATGCAACCACATCGCCGTGGACGGAAGAAACTCGGGCCGAGGCTATTCGCCTGGTAGCCGCTGGCGCCACGTATGAGGAGGCCGGCAACGCTGTCGGCGCCACCCGGAGCGCCATCGGAGGATTAATCAAGCGAGCAGGCCTGGCCAAGAACCCGCGTGGATTTAGACCTGAGATTACGCCGGAGATCCTGGCACAGAGGGAAGAGGCCAAGCGGATTGCCAAGAGAGACTCCAAAAGACGAGTCCGAGCCGCGGCCGGAATCACCCCAAAGCAACATGGCGAGATTCCGAGTGCGCCATTCACACCTCGGAAAGCTGCAGTCCGAGTTCGCAGCACGCCATTCCACAAGATGAACTTCTTCCACGGCTGCGCCTATCCGGTCGGCGAAGACACGTCTTACATGGTCTATTGCGACAATCCGAAGCAAGAAGACAGCAGCTACTGCCCAGGGCATCACGCCTTGACGCATCGTAGAATCGGCAAGCCCCCTGTCGGGCCTATAGCTTGGGGGAGTGGAGACCGTAACCACTCGGCCTCCCGAGAAGCTATGGCCATCGTTGATGGTGTCTCTGTCTGACCAAGGCGGCAGGTTGCCTTAGCCTGAGGAAGGCTTCGGATCTACTCCGTCAACCCAACACCCGCATGATGAAGATGATGACGCCGGAAGGCGCCTCATACTTCATCGTGCCTGGTGGCCGGCTATCGGACTCGGACGCCAAGAAGATCCTCGCACGCATCGACCTGATTGCGTTCGAGGACGGTCTCTTTCCTGGGAATTCCCAGGGCTGGAGGCTTGGATGAAGAATCTCCTTCTCAATGGCGATTTCCTCGACGTCATCAAGGGCGTGAAGGACTCTAGCGTCGACCTGGTTCTCACGGATCCTCCGTTCAGGGTGATTGCGGGCGGATCGAATGAGTCACCCTTCAAGGGGAACGCCAGAGGCAGGCCTCGAGGAATCCTCACCAAAAACGACGGCAGGCTCTTCAAGCATAACGACATCACTCCGTCGGAATACATGCCTGAACTCTACCGCGTGCTGAAGCCTGGACGTGATGCCTACGTGATGACGAACAACCTGACGCTTGCCTCGCTTCTAGAAGCCGGCGACGCAGCGGGGTTCAAGCGCCACGGCCTGCTGTTCTGGATCAAAAACACGCGGACTCCGAGCCGCTGGTACATGAAGAACACCGAACTGGTGGTCTATCTCTATAAGCCGCCGGCGCGCGCCATCAATGATCCTCGAAGCAAACAAACGTTTGAGGCGACCAACCCTCGCAACAAATCTCATCCGACAGAAAAGCCTGTCGAGCTGATGGAGCACTACGTCCTCAACTCGACTGAGCCTGGCTGGCTCGTGCTGGATCCGTTCATGGGCAGCGGCACGACCGGAGTCGCATGCGCAAACACCGGGCGCGACTTCATCGGGATCGAGATCGACCAGAACTATTTCACTGTTGCAAAGGCGAGACTCGCCGAAGCGACATCACAGAGAGAGGCGGCGTAACTATGAAGAATATCTATCTGGCAGGACCGATGCGGGGGGTTCCTTACTTCAACTTCCCGGCGTTCCACAAGGCGCGCGAGAGTTTTCGCTCCGAAGGGCATGCCGTGTTCTGCCCGGCGGAGAATGACATTCGTCGACACGGCAAGGATATCTCACTGAACAACCCGACCGGTAACGTGGACATGGCCGTGGCCGAACATCAGTTCGATCTCGCAGTGGCCATCTATCAGGATCTCAAGTTCATCGCGCTTGGCGACGAGAATGGTCGCTGCACCACGATCGCTTTTCTTCCTGGTTGGGAGTTCAGCAGCGGCGCCAGCGGTCCGGAGTTCGCCTTGGCGAAGTTTCTGAAGCGCGAGTTCATTTACCTATGAGCAGCGTGTTTGCCACATGCATTCATGACGTTCCCATGAATGATGAATGCGCGAGTTGCCGGCAGGATTTCTGTGGTCAGCTCGATCCCACGCCACTGGCAGGAATCGAATATCTGCCATCAGCCACTAAGCCTTCCAACCCCAAGGACGCTCTCGGCATCAAGAAGGTGCCGTTCAGTACCATCTCGGCGCCGGTCCTGGCAGAACTTGGCGTGGCGATGTTGGAAGGTGCCTTAAAGTACGGCCGGCATAACTACCGCGTCATCGGAGTAAGAGCGTCCGTCTACTACGACGCGGTGATGGCTCGCCACATGCCGTCATGGTGGGAAGGCGAAGACGACGACCCGGAGAGCGATATCTCTCACGTTACTAAGGCCATCGCCAGTCTGGTGGTTCTGCGTGACGCCATGATCAACGGCACATGGGTCGACGATCGGCCGCCACGTCCTCCGAAAGGCTGGCTCGAGAAATTGAATGAGAAGGTGGTGAAGCTCCTCCTCAAATATCCCAACCCCGTAAAACCATACACCGAGGCGGATGGGCCATGGGGAGAAGAGATACGATGAGCACTAAGGAAGAATCCGACGCCGTCGACCTCACCAACTACATCCTGCAGGGCCTTTACGGTCGGACTCGAGGGTCCTGCATGATCGCTCTGACGGCGATGCTCGCGCACAGTCTGAAGGAATGGCCAATTGATACACGCTCCGAGATGCTTTCTCGGGTCGTGCAGGATCTGAAGAGCGCGGTACTGAAACACAACGTTTAAACACAGAACAGGAAGATCAACATGAATATGCACGTTCCCAATGCCTCGACCCAGACCTTCGAAGAATTCCAGAACGAGGTCGCATGTATCCAGGACGACATCTCGGATACTTGCGAAGGCTATGGCAACGCAGAGATCGTCTGCGGCGTCACCGAGTTCCTGGTTGAGGTTCTCAATACGATGCAGCCAGGCGTTGCCGTCTTCACGTATCTAGACGTGATCGCTCGCCTCACCAAGGCCGCGGCGGAGTTGGAGGGCTGGTGATATGGCAACAGCAGAGGACACCAGGACGACCAAGCACCTCGTTCGCATTATCCGCAGCGCCTGCGATGACGTTGAGGGGGCGCTCGTATTTACGGCGCTCGCCATCTCTGTCGGTGACGTGTTGCTTCAACACGACGATCCCCCCAAAATATACGAGGGGTTTGGGGAGATGCTTCAAAAATACATGCTGTCAGGAGGGATGAAATCATGATCACACTATCCAAACCGGTCGTGATCGTCGTCGGTGCGGACAAGGGAGGCGTGGGTAAAACCACGACCTCTCGTGCCCTGCTAGACTACTTCAGAGCCAACGACGCCCCGACGAGGGCGTTCGATACCGAATCCCCCCGCGGCACGCTCAAACGCTTTCACTCCGACATCACCGAGATAGTGGATCTCACTACGACGCCGGGTCAGATGCGGGTGTTCGATACCCTGAGTGCCGAGAACCCCTCGGTAACGCTCATCGACGTGCGAGCCGGCTTGCTCTCTCCGTCGCTGGCGTCGTTGAGGGACATCGGCTTTTTGGATATGGCCAAGTCTGGCCAGATCACTTTGGCCGTGTTTCATATCCTGGGAAGCTCGATTGCTTCGTTGGATGAGATCGCGCTCACGGCTTCCTTCATGGAAGGTGCCAAGTATTTCTTGGTCAAGAACCACGTCAACAACACCACCTTTTTCGAATGGGATGAGGCGACGTTCGCTTCCTACTTCAACAAGATCAAGGATTCCGTCGAACTCACCATCCCGAAACTCGACGAGATGGCGTTCGAAAAGGTCGAGGTCGAGTCGATCCCGTTCCTGAAGTTCGTCGCCAACAAGAACGCAAAGGACGAACTGGCGAATTTTTCCTTCGTGTTACGCGGCCAGGTTCGTCACTGGCTGGCGAGCATTTGGGCCGAGTTCGATCGGGTCAAGCTGACCGAGTTGGTTGGGGTGGCTCAGAAGACGACGGTGAAGCCGTGATGGAAAATTACCAGGAGACATCACGGGATGCATACGAGTTCTTCGCAAAGCATTCTCCCACACTTGACGAGCTAATCGTGGCTTCACTCCGCGTCGCTCCAAAGACCTGCAACGATATCGAAAAAGATATCGGTAGATCGCATCAAGCGGTCTCCGGCAATCTTCGGCACCTTGTTGAAAAAGGTAAAGTCGAAAACAGTGGAGAGCAAGGCGTAACAGACAGCGGTCGTCCTGCGATCAAGTGGAGGATTCCATGTTGAACCGCAACCAGATCACCCTACTGACCGAAGGCGACCTCTGCATGAAAATTGCAGAGGAATGTTCTGAGGTAATCAAGGCCGTACTGAAGCACGGTGCTCACGGTGCTCGTCCTGAATTTCAGGGCGTTCGCTACGATAACGTTCACGATGTCAACGAAGAATTTAGTCAGGTCGAAGATCTGATGGACGAATATCAGCGGAGATTCGGATCGTGAAGGCAACATCCAAGGCTGTATCGTCAAGAATCAACGCACTCTATGCGTTGATGGCGACCGCGGCGGCTAGGCGTGCGATCAGCAAGATACAGACTGCTGACGATTATGGCGAAGCCGGCAACTGGGCCGCAAATGCCGAGGAGTGGCTGATCCGAGCCGGCGCTGCGGCGGCTGGATATTACTACCGCCATCCTGAGGTGACTCGATGAAGTTGATCAAGAAACGGCGGACGGCCCCTAAAGAAAAGGGACCGTCCGAACACACCATACAAGTCAACCTGATGAACTATCTCGAATACGGTCTGCGGCCCGAGTTGGAATGTCGGGCGATTCCGAATGGTGGCCTGAGGAAGAAGAGCGTGGCCATCAAGCTGAAGGCGGAAGGCGTGAAGGCCGGCACTCCGGATCTGTTCGTTACACTCGATCATGGCCGCATCGGCTGGCTCGAGATGAAGAATGCGAAGGGGCGATTACTTCCGGAGCAGGAACGATTCCGCGACAAGGTTCTGGCTTTGGATCATTTCTGGGCGATGGCCAAAAGTGTCAAAGAGGCACTGATCATCCTCACCGGATGGGATGCCTTGAGAGAAGAGTTCATGGTCCACGAAGGCCAGGAACTCGATGAGGAGAATGAGTATCGCGTGTATGCGAACACTCATCCGGCTGGAGCGCATTTCTGAGCCTGCCCACAGGCGACGTAGATCCTTACCTGGACTACGGACCATCGAAGGCTCAGATCGAATCGATTGAGAAGTCGGCTGCACGTCGTGAAGCCAGACTGATCGAGCGTTCCAAGACCGAGCACACCATTGATATCGGTACGCCTCAAGAGCGGGCCGAACGCGAGAAGCACCTCCAAATGAACCTCTATCAGAAGGGGCTCGTGTTGGAACGCAAGAAGCTGTTGGAGGGCCCGCACGCGGAGCACTTCCAGAAGCTGTGCAAGTTCCTCGACCAGATGACACTGAACGATGCCGGCATCCTCATCGATGCCGTCAAGGATTCCGTGTGGCTGTCCGAGACCGATCAGCGAGCCAAGAACGACGCGCTGCGATTGATTGACAACACCATCATCAAACTTCGGGAGGAGGCAGGTCTGGCTCCGTTCGACGACTCCCTGATGGGCGAACCACCTAATGCGTACCTGGTGATCAGGAAGATTTTAACAGGAGTTGGAAACCTATGAGCAAGAAAGACACACGCACACCAGAACAGCAGGACTTTGATGAACGAGTCAGGCGCGCAGCCGCGTACGAAGAGCGGCTCGATGAGACTTTGACTCGTCGAGAGGTGATAGATGCACTGGAGTATGTGGCGGAAGACTACTCTGGACAGCATGGTTCTAACACACGGGATCTCCTCGCAAGAATCACGAAGGCTTTGTCATGAGCGTCGTCAAGGATGCCATGAACGCCTACGCCGCTACTCTCGATCGCGAGTGGGCCCATGATCGCACCCAGACCGTCGGGGCGTCCGAGGTCGGCGGCTGTATACGGAAGACCTATTACACCAAGAACGAGAACGACCCTCGTTTCGGTGTCGTACGTGATTCCGACTACGTGGACGGTTGGGGCGCCAAACTGCGCGGCACCCTGATGGAGAATCACTTCTGGGCACCAGCGATGAAGGCCAAGTACGGCGACAAGCTGCTGCTGTCTGGCCCAGATCAGCAGTCGTTTGTGACCGGTTTCCTGAGTGCAACACCGGACGGCATGCTGATTGATTTGCCGCGGGACTTCCTCAAGGACAATGGAGTTGCCGACATCGAGGGCGACTGCATCATGGCAGAATCCAAGACGATCGACCCCAGGGCAAATTTAATTGAAGCAAAGCCAATAAACATCTTTCAGACTCACGTTCAGATGGGCATAGTCCGCGAGCTGACTCCTTACAAACCAGGTTACTCGCTGCTGTCCTACACGGACGCAAGCTTCTGGGATCAGATTACCGAATTCCCCATCAAGTTCGATCCTGCGATTTACGCGGTTGCGAAAATTCGCGCCACCCAGGTCATGACGGCAACAAGTGCCAAGGATCTGGAGCCCGAGGGCTATCTCTCTGGCGGCAAGGATTGTGAGTATTGCCCCTTCACCGGGGCGTGCGGCGTGGTTCGGATTTCTGTCCCGACGCACCCTGAGAAGGACGTCGATCCCCAGTTAGCTGCAGAGTTTGCCGATATGGCGCGAGAGATCGCGGCGTTAGAGGCGACCGTAGGTAAGGACGAAACCAAACTCCGCACGCTCAAGCAGGCCCTCAAGGATCGATTGAGGGAAAAGAACATCCGGAAAGTTCCTGGCGTGGTGTCGTGGTCGAGCGTCAAGGGCAAAAAAACATACAACAACAAAGCAATCCAAGCCGCGGCCAAGGCGGCTGGAATCGATATCGAACAATTTGTCGAAGTGGGAGATCAGACTGATCGCTTCACCGTATCCACAGCAAAAGGAGGTGCGAATGCCGATTGAGAACGAGATGAATTCCATGCTGGTGGACTTCAGAGCCTTCGTCGACCATCTGTTTCAGGAAAAAAATTCAGGTCCCGACGGATTTCTTCATGCCGCCGTCGGTTTGGCTGGGGAAAGCGCCGAAGTGCTCGACCACATGAAGAAGCACTGGGTCTATGGCCGCGAGATCAACCGCGACGAAGTCATCGAGGAGATGGGCGATACGTTCCATTACTTTATGATGCTGATGATCATGATGAAGGTCGGCCTGGAAGACGTGATCGAGGCCAACGTCGTCAAGCTTCGCAAGCGATATCCCAACGGTTTCACCCAGCACGACGCAATCGCACAGGATGGTATCTCGCGTTCTCGCAAGAACACTGCATGACTGGCAGCAAAAGGTAGCCGCCATTATGCAAAACTAATTCCAGCCATCCCGGCTGGGATACGCGCCGAACAGGCTTTTCTCTCGGCGAAAACAAAAGAAAGCAAATAGCAGAATGAACGATATGACCACTTCAGGTCACGGCGGAGCTGTGGCTACTCAGGACGACAACTACGATCCGTATTCGGCCTATGGGCGCGAGAACTCTTCCAACATCGTTGGCAAGATGCTCAAGTTCTCTAAGGGCGACTACTCGGTCGGCGACAATGAGATCGAGGCGGGCGGCAAATACATTGCCAGCATGCCGAACATCTTGGTCGGCTGGATCCGCTGGGAAGATCAGAAGCCGGCCGAGACCATCATGGGACTCATTGTTGAGGGCCATCGTCCGCAGAAGCGCGACACGCTGGGTTTCGACGACAAGTCCGAATGGCCGACCGACAAGGACGGCAAGCCGATGGACGTCTGGCAGGAGACTCAATACCTCGTGCTGAAGGACACCACGGATGACGAACTCTACACGTTCGTCACCAACTCGGCCGGCGGTCGCGGTGCGATCACCAAGCTTGTCACTTCGTTCGGCCAGAAGCGTCGGATGAATCCCGGCAAGCTTCCGATCATCACGCTGGCGGTCGACAGCTACAAGCACAAGGATCCGGCCTACGGCAAGATCAAGGTGCCTGAGTTCAAGATCATTGGCTGGGTGGATCAAGCCGAGTTCGATGGTGTCGAGCCCAGCGAGTCCGCGGACACCACCAAGGAAGCGGCCCGCCAGATCCAAGGCATGGCCGATGCGAAGAATGGTGGAGGAGCCGAAGCTTCCTCCACCACCGAGCGACCGCGCTTCTAAGAACAGTCCTCTACCCTCCAGTTTCAACAGTCGAGATCTTTGCAGGAGCTAACTGTTGAAACCAAACTACCCGCCTGGGGCCATCACGCCCTGGGCGGGCCCTTTCTGAATACACCCATCACACCCGGATGCCCATGACAAAAATAGCAATCGACTTCATCAAGGCAGTATTCGGTCCGAGCACTTCCTCCCCTGTCCACTTCTGCAGTCTTGGTAACGAGCGCGATGGCGTCCATCCGTTCCGGAAGCTGGACACGCGCGAAGTAAAGGACATCGAGGCGTTCATTGCGAAATGGGACGGGCCCGACCGCGGCCTGTTTTATTCTGCCGGCACGCTGAAGCCAGGATCAAAGGCACGCAACAAGATCCAGGTCGACGAGATCGCGTTTCTATTCGCGGACATCGACCTGAAGGACATTGAGGATAGTCTTGAGGATGTAGAACGTAAGCTCAAGACGTTGAAGTATCCGCCGTCCATCATGGTCAGGAGTGGCAACGGCGTTCACGGCATCTGGATGCTGACTGAGGTCATCACCAATCCGGCCGGTGCGCTCGGCGAGATGGACCGTATCGAAGCGGATCTCAAGCTATTGGCGGATCTCGTCGGCGGCGATCATTCGGTCTGTGAGATTGCAAGGCTGTTGAGGTTGCCGGGCACACACAACACGAAACGCGGTGAGAATAAGGAAGTTATAGTTTCCCACCCAGTAGATTTGTTCGATATCACCGGAAAAACTCAACTAAAACTCTACCACCTCGAGGATCTCGAGGAATGGTTAGCTGAAACTTCCCCGGTGATCTTGCGCAAGGAACGCGAGCGCGGCCGGACCGTGTCTGAGATGTCCGGCGAGAGCAATCCGTATCTGGACTATGCCATCGCGAACGGCGGCGGATGGAAGCCGTCGGTCGACGTCGAGAAGCGGCTCGATGCCATGGGCTACATGATGGGCGGCGACGCTGCAGTCCATACCACGCAATTGGCTGTGACCGGCAGCATGCTCAATGCCGGGCGGACCATAGAGGAAACGGTCAGCCTGGTTTTGGCAGCTACCAAGGCGGCGGCCGGCGATTACGGCAAGCGATGGAACTGGCAGAAGGAAGAGAAGACGATCCGAGGCATGTGCGACACATGGCTCAAGAAGTACACGCCTATCGCGGAGACTCGAGCGAAAGAACAGGCTTCGGAGGTGCCGACGAAGAAGGCCACCGCGGCAGCGCCAGGTAGGGTAGAAACGGTCGAGCAAGCCAAAGCCGCAGCCAAGGGCGAACCGAAACCAAAGAAACCAAAGGACACAAACGGAGAGAAAACCCAGTTCGAGCGGATCGGCGATGCCATTCTTGGAGTCCTTCATGAGAGTGGTCGGAGACTACTGTTTCTTCCGAAGCAAAACTGGATGTACGCAGACGGCATCTGGACGATTGCGGAGGACATCGGCGCCTGGATAAATACGGAAGTCCAAGCCGCGGCCGATCAGTTTGGTATTTCAGCCAACCTGAAGCTGGTCAATGAAACGCGCAACTGGATCCTGCGTCAGAAGCATTTGCGTAGAGAGAGCGTTGACTGGGATAGCCATGGCCTCATCCCCACCCGCAACGGCCTGATCGATCCGCGCACCATGGAAGTGACGGAGATCGTTCCGGAGCACTATGTCACATGGCGGATCGAGACCAAATACGACCCTGAAGCGAAGTGCCCATGGTGGCTGCAGATGCTGGAGGATTGCTTCTCGGATCGTCATCCGGATGAGCGAGCTCAGATCATTGGCGTTATCCAGGAGGTGCTCGGCGCCGGCTTGGTCGACAATAAGCCGCGGGAGTTGTCCAAGGCTCTGATCTTCCAGGGCGGCTCCAACTTCGGTAAATCCGGTCTGCTCGAGGTGCTCGGCGGGTTCTTTGGCAGTGAACAGAATGCCACGCCGATCGAGTCACTCGAAGGCCCGCACGGCATGATGGGATTCCTGAAGCGGCGGCCATGGGTTTTGCATGAAGCCTTCGACCAACGGAAGTGGCACTTTAGTTCGGCGGTCAAGGCCATCGTCACCGGTGAGCCGATCAGCGTCAACGTCAAGAACGGGCCCATGCTGTCGGTCCGTATTACGTCGCCGATCTTCTGGGGCACCAATCATCCGCCGCAGTTCAAAGAAGCCACGAAGGCCATTGTCAATCGGCTGATCGTGATCCTGTGCAAGCGGGAATTCTTTCCCGACGAGCTAGTCGGGACGGCGAAGGAGGCGGACCGTCTGGGCGTAGGCAAGCCGTCGTCGCTGGTTCTGGCGAATGAGATGCCAGGGCTGCTCACATGGGCACTAGAAGGGGCTGCGCGCGCATTGAAAAGGGGATTCATTGCCATGACAGACGAGATGATCGAGGCCACTGAGGAGATCCGGAAGGATTCCAACCTGGTCGCCGGCTTCATGGAGGATTGCATCACCTATGACATGGATCGAAAGATCTCGAGCCCAGACTTCAGCTTGGCGTTCGCAGATTGGTGGCTGCAGAACAAAGGCGAGAATCGTGGCGTGCCTAGCAACGATTCGATCGGGAAGAGTCTGACCGCTATGGCGGACCCGATGATCGCTGTCAGCTCAACGGAACTGCGGGATGCACGGCGCCGCTACTACTGCGGGATCGTGCTGAACGAGACCGGATTGGCCCATCACAAGGCCGGCTATGAGAGCCGGATCCTCGAGGGCAAGACGGCAAATACAACCGATCCGAAGGGACAGGTGAACACCCAGATCTCGACGGAATGGCTCCAAAAAGGGGTCATCAAAGGCATGCAACATCGGCAGTTGCGGGGGGTCTCGGAGGCCGTGCGCACCGCTGCGGACCGTCGCGCACCGCGCATGACACTACCCCCCCAAATGACACTTACAAAACAAGTGTCATCGGAAGGTGTCATCGTCAGTCAAGTCGTTGAAGACCTTAGCATTCCTGTCTTCTGATGACTGTCATGACACTTGAATCCTTATTTAGCCGTAGAATCCCTAAAGAGAGAGAAGAAGGTAAAATGGTAAGAGAAAGTGGTCTTTATAGAGAGAGTAATAGCGTAATAGGGCGCGCACTGTCATCGCGCGCACAGGTGGGGCATCAGCACCACTGCGTCGGCGAACACGGAACCCTGTCATGAGGGGCCCGCAAAAGGATGCAACCACAGAGTTAAACAGGTGGACTGCGGTTGTGGCCGATGCGGCCCTAACGTTCGAACGGCGATGGACGGATCTGGCGTTGAGAAGGGTGGACCCGGCCTTGGCTCGGATGCTCCACGAACAGGTCGAGATCTTCGACCGGGCATGCATCAAGGGGACCGTCGAGGACATCGCCACCCAGGGCGCCGGCTTGTGCCGCGGATATGCGGCTGCCGTCAGGGTCATGGATACCGGCGGGGATAACCAACCCGTTCCGGACGATGCCTACCAG